GCCGTACACCCGCGCGTCGCCGTACACCCACGCGTCGCCGTACACCCACGCGTCGCCGGACACCCGCGCGTCGCCGGACACCCCCGCGTTGCCGTACACCCGCGCGTTGCCGGACACCCACGCGTTGCCGGACACCCACGCGTTGCCGTACACCCGCGCGTCGCCGTACACCCACGCGTCGCCGTACACCCACGCGTCGCCGTACACCTGCAAATTGGCCTCCGATTCCACGTAGCCACCCAGGTCGCCGGGATTTACGGGCGGCAGCCACGCGACAGCGGCGATGGCCACCAGTGCCCGGATGCGCTTGACGGTGCGGCCGGGAGCAATGACGATGGTGTCGCCTTCGACGAATTCATATTTCTTGTTCATGTTTATCTCCAGGCGCGCGCCATCAAGGCGTCGCCGATAAGCGCGATTGCGTAAAGGGCGGCCAGGCCCCACATGGCGTAGGCCATCATTTGCGGGACCTCCAGGCTTCGACGATCGCGTCGTAGAGGCACAGCGCGCCGATGATGAGAAAGCCGATCACAGGTAGGCCTCCGCTTCGTCGGGGTCCATCTCGGCCAGTTGGCGATTCGCCTCGGCCTCGATGCAGTTGCTCAGATGGCTGGCCAGGAACTCGCCCACGCTCGGCACGGCCGAGCCGATCAGCAGCACCAACAGCACCGCGCCCTGGTTGTCGGCCAGCTCGTTTATGAGGTGCTCTGTCCACTCATCGGCTGTCAGGCCATAGGCAGTCGGCGACTCATGCGACAGGCAGGCGACAACCGTCGCTACAGCCTCCTCCTGCGTCACCGTCGGCGCGTCCTCGTCCGGCTCATGCGGCAGCGAGTAGGGCGGCGCGACCCGCATCAGGTCATCCATCAGTTGCGCGTGATAGGCACCCATGGTCAGTTCCTCGACGCACGGTCGGCCTCGATGGCCATCTTGCTGTAGTGCACCTTGGTGGCGTACTCGCGGAACTTGTGCGCCCACGCCTTGCGGATGATTTCGCGGTTCTCGTCGTCCGCGGCGTCCCACAGGTTCAATAGGTGCTGCATGAAGTTGCCGCCCAGCGCGCGCATCTCACGTAGCACTTCGGCCTCGGTCGCGTTCGGGCCCGCGGCAGGCTTGCGCGCATCGCGCGCCCATTGCTGATGACGCTCAGCGGCCTGGATGTCGGCCTGCGTCTGGAATTCACCGGGATAGTCCATGGTTGTCTCCTAGCCCCGGAGAACCGAGGCGGTGCGGGTGGCGTCGTCGCTCGGAATCAGGAAGTCGGACATCGTTTTCTCCTTCCCCGCTACCAGCCAATCACAACCAGGCCAACAACGAACAGCACGGCCAGTGGGATCGACCAGTAGCGGAGGTTGGTGAGGAGGGCGGGGAGCATGGTCAGGCGTCCGTTGAAGGGGTACTGACGATTTCTTCGCGGACTTCTCGCAGGGCCAGCAGCAGCCGGCCCAGCTTGGAGTCGTAGCCCCAGTCGCCCGGCGAGCCTCCGTAACGCAGCATCGGGTCGATCACGTTCAGCCACTTAGCGCGCTCTTCGATCGACAGCGCACACGCGGCCAGGGGGCAATCCTTGAATGCGCGGGCGGTCATGGCTCAGGCCGCCTTAAGGAACTTGGTGAACATGCCGCGGCCGTGATTAGCGCCGCCGCACTTGCATTCGCAGGTGCCGTTATGCCGGCCGTTCAGGCACTTGGCATTGCACTCATGGCGCGAGGGGAAGGCCTTGTATTCGATCTTGCGGGTAACAGGCAGGACGGCGCCCCCCAGGTTGCCGCCGACATGGCCGACCAGCATCTGGTAGCCGTCGTAGCGAATGCCGCGGACGCCGGGCCAGCGCGCGGCGAACTCGGCGTTGTCCATGCCGTGCGGCGCGACCAGCGCTTCGGCTTCGCCGGTCGCGTCGCTGAAGTACTTGATGTTGGCCATGCTGCTCTCCCATCAGTGTGCAGGTGCGATGGGAGAAGTATAGAAAAGCTAGACTCTATCTGTCAACAAAATCTAGACTGTTGGATAGATAAAGTTGACTTAGGGATTTCCCGGCCATGAAAAAGCCGCCTCGCGGGCGGCTGTATTGCGTTGCTATGAAGGTCGTTATTTCAAGGGCGGCGCTGGCTGCGCGCTAGGCGCGGCTTGCTGCGGTGCTACGGTTGGAGCCGGATTAGTAGGGATTTGGATTATTACGGGCGCCGGTTGAGCTGCAGGCGCGGGCTTGTTGTCCAGGCGGGAGAAGAAAAATCCCATCACGGAGACGAGAACGGTCACTGTGGCGATGCCAATGCCGGCAACCCACCGTATGACCTTGCCCTCAACCTCGATCACGTCTGCTTTTGTGGCGAGGCTCGGGACGGTCGCATCGAGGCGCGCTTCAAGCGCAGATACACGTCCTTCCATGCGGGTATTATCACCGCCACCACCGCTGCCGGCAACCGGCCCCGGATCGCGGGTATCGTCCACACCCCACGGCCCACGCGTTACGGTCGCGCTCATTCCTTATTTTCCTCCAACCATTTGGTGACATGGGCTAGGTCGAATTGCCGCACGAAGCCGCAGTTCGTGCAGCGCATTGCGATTGTGGCAACCCCGCCCCCCATGAAGATGTTCTCGTCTATTCCATGGGGAATAACCATATTTCCGCGACGATTGGCATATACGATCCAGCCTGGCTCGGGCAAGCCGCAACCGGGGCAATCGGACCGAAGCTTCTTACCTGTCGCATACCGAATGAAGTCGGAAAGCCGCAGCTTTAGCGTAATGGCGTCTTCGGCATCGTTTGATGCTGGTACTACAGGTGCGCTATCCATTGTTTCTCATTGCGTCGTGCAGTTGACCATCGTGCCGAGAGCTACCGCCTTCGGCGTGTACTCCAGTTCTCGTAGCTGTATCCACCGATGCCAAACGCGAAAGCGGCGGCCAAAGTCCATAAGCCAAACCAGCGACCGTCGCTTAATATCCAAAGTAGAAAGGCTACGACTGAGGCGACGGCGCCCAAACCGCACAGGGATAGGACTGGCTGAGCGAGAAAACGCTGAAATTCGCGGGCGCGCTCCGTGCGATCGCGCAGCGGCCATACCACCACGAAGATAAACGCAGCTAGGCAGCCCGCCGCCCAGATCCACGCGAGCCCATCCATCAGCGGCACGCCTCCGCCGCGTCGGCAGCAGTTTGTATCGGCTTATGTATCGGCGCAGGCCCCGCCCCGGCGCCGTTCGAAAGACTTTCTTTTGATTTTCTCATTCGGTCACACAATCGCGCAGATTTCGGCCTGTATCCGGCACCAGTCTCAGGTGCGTCCGCCGCCTCTCAGGCGGCCCTCTCGTCCTGTTCGCTTTTTCCAGGCGCTTCACCTAGGAACGCATCGACCTGCTTGCGCACGGAATCTTCGATGCCTTTCCTCTGGTATTCGGTCAGTTGGTCGAAGCGCTCGCGCGCCACCGACGGAAACGGCCATTCACTCGCGGCCAGGCCGGGCAGCGCAATCCTATGGCCCGCAATCTCCGCGATCTTCAACATCTGGGAATAGCTCGGCTCATGCCGATTGTTTTCCCATGCCGACACGTTGGCCTTCCCGACGTTAAGCCTTTCCCCCAGCTCGGTCTGATTGAGCCCAGCTGCGGTGCGACATCGCTTAATCCAGTCCCCGATATCCATCCCGGAAGTGTAGAGATGATCTAAACGGGCTAGGTCTAGTTTTTGTTGACTTAATAAGTCTAGGATTTCTATACTACGCGCCATGGAAAATCCCCAGACTGAACACCCGCTCGACAAAGCCGCGCGTGTCGTCGGCTCCGCAACTGCGCTTGCGCGCCTGCTCGGCGTGACGAAGGGCGCCGTCGGCCAATGGAAGGAAAAGGGCCGGCGTGTGCCGCCGGAACATTGCCCGACGATCGAGCGCGCGACCCGTGAACGCGGCGACCCCGTCACCTGCGAGGAGCTGTGCCCAGGCGTCGATTGGGCGGTGTTGCGGGAATCCGCTATGCCACAACACGAGGACGCCAATGCGTGACTTTTGCGAATTCTTTGGCGTGAACGGGCTGTACCGATATCTCATCGGCACATTCCTGACGGCCGTCCTTGTCAGCGCCTGCTCTTGGGGGACCGCTTGGCTGTGGAGCCATTCGCCAACAATGAGTCCTGCTTGGACCTGTATGCGAGCCAGTGCAGAAAAATGAAGAACAGCTGCATTCCTAGCACGACCAGAGTCGCGATGGCGACCCCGTCGGCGACTTCTCGCGTTCTGTCGAAGACCACATCCATCAGGATGTGCGTTTCGCGGTCGCCCGTCGTAATGGGCGTGTTGTTGATGACATGCATTGGCCACCACAACCCGAAATTGGCACCGGCCAATGCCCAAGTCAAACAACTCAAGATGACCAACATGGGCCTGTTCATATCTTCGCTGATAGAGGGCGCCGTGCGTGCCATATGCACAAGCCAGCCGAGTGCGCCGGCTCCCAGCCCCAAGATGAATTGCCAGTTCATGCTCAACCCCTTTCCCAAGAATGGTGTGTGTGAGAGCCGCCAGTTTAAGGGGTTGGGGTTGGGCACCTTTTCGCTGGAGTTTCGCCATGCGTGACCCCGAACTGCGCGACGAGCGCATTCCCATTGGACCGTTGGACGTGTGAGCTATGAGCATGAAGCCAGTATCAACGGATGAGCAGGAAAGCACCCGCAAGATCGGTGCACGCCTTTACAGCGAGGTCTTGCAGCGACTTGCAGACGTCACGCAGGAGCGTGCAGCCGAATTCATGGGTACGTCTCCCAGCACCGTCAGCCGCATGAAGGAGGACGTTGAGCGCGTCTGCCACCTTCTTGCCGCGATCGACATCCAGCTGGCGCCCAGCGACGCCGTGGTGGTGGATCAGCGAGAGCAGCAGGCCATTGAGAGCTTGGCGTTCAAGTATCTCCAGGCCAGGCAGGAAACCTGGAAGCGCAAGAGCTGATGGCCGAAGCCCTCTACCGCGAGTTCCTTCTGACCGGGGAGAACCCGGTCCGCTCGCTTTGGGAGTTCCTGAAGGCGAATGCACGCGCGTGCGCGGAAAGTAAGCGGCCATTGCGCGTCATTGTGACCGAGGACGAACACGACCGACTAGACCAGCAAATTGCCTACTACTTCGGGGTGGTGATCAAGGCCATTTCGGAGCAGGCATGGGTCGAAGGGCGTAGGTACGACAAGGACGTATGGCACGAAGAGATGGCGCGCCGGTTCCTGCCCGGAAAGGAAGTGATCCTGCCGAGCGGGGAAGTGGTCATCAAGCGCGCCTCGATTGCGCGCGGCCATATCGGCGTGCGTGCCATGGCCAAGTTCATCAACGAGGTCCAGGCTTACGCCGCGAGCGAGCTGGGCGTGGAGATTCCGGAATGATCCGAAGCCCGCTCACCAGAAAGACTCCCATGGCCCGCTCGCGGGAAACCCGCACTATTGGTCTCGGCCACGCCGTTTCGTTGGCCCTGGGCCGTGTACGTAAGCACGTGCCGAAGGAGTCAGCCCTGTTCCGATCTCTGGCCCACCGAAAGAACGTGGCCACGCTGCCCTGCATGGCCACGCTGCCCTGCATGGCCTGCGGCCGTTCCGGCTGCCAGGCGGCGCACGCGAACTATGGGAAGGGCGGCGCCCTGAAGGTCTGCGACTCCCTGACATTCCCCCTTTGCCCTGAGTGCCACCGCGAGCACGACCAGGGCGGTATCCCCAAAGATGTCCGCCGGCGCCGTGAAGTCGCGTACGTGTATCGCACGCGCGCCGAACTCATCTCCCGTTCCTTGTGGACGCCTGTCATCGAACAGGCGTACCGGCGGGCGTATGAGCCCATGAAGAGGGTTGCGGAAGCACTATGAGCAGTTCGCACATGGCTAGGTTCGCTACCGAAAAGGCGGTCTTCCGGCCCGCCCTGCCATCGTGCCTTTTGCCGGGCATGACGGAGATGCAAATGGCTTCGAAGAACGCCTATTTCGAGAAACTGAAAGACCCGCGGTGGCAGCGAAAGCGCCTTGAACGGCTCGAAAAGTCGCACTGGGCTTGCGATATGTGCTGCGATTCCGAATCGACGCTGCATGTTCACCACAATGCCTATTTCAAGGGCAGGGAGCCGTGGGAATATGACGTGGATCAACTCAGCACCCTGTGCGAGTCGTGCCATGCCGACACCCACGAGGCGGAAGATCCGCTATTGCTCGTAGCCTCCTATGTCGAGGCCAGCGGCAGCGGTCCCTATGACAGGGACACGGTGGCCTCGCTGATCGCCGGGTTCTGCTCATTCAAGGACATGGGGCCCGACCCTGATGCCTATTTCCTCGGGCGCCTGGCTGATGCTATTCCGAAGCCCTGGATGCAAAGCGCGAAGCCCCTGGATATTCACCAGCTGCAGCAGCTGATTGTGAAGATCGAACAGGACCCTATTGCCTTTTCTGACGCGTTGCGGGCATTCGCCGGCATCGCCTCTAACCCCTAAGACGCCGGAGGCGATGCGTAATGCCATCCCGCGTCCTTCGCGATGGAATCTTAACCAGCCCACGTGTTGCGCGCCTGGGCTGGGCTGAAGAGGTCTTCTATCGCCGGCTTATGTCGGTGGTAGATGACTTCGGGCGGTATTTCGCAGACCCAGGGATGCTGCGGGCCGCTTGTTACCCCCGGCAATTGAGCAAAGTATCCGACTCGGACATTGGGAAGTGGCTGACCGTATGCGTCGAAGCGGCCCTTGTAAGGGTGTACCCGGCAGAGGACGGGGAGCGGTACCTTGAATTGCTCGATTTCCGCCAGCAGGTGCGCGCAAAGGCAAGCAAATTCCCACAGCCGCCTGACGACTGCAAAGCGCCTGATGTAAAGGTGCAAAGCACTTGCTTAGCAGATGCACAGCAAGCGTTAACGGATGTTCACCTAGACGTAGTCGTAGACGAAGACGATATACCCGCACGCCAGCGCGCGGGGCGGTCGGCTTCGCCTCCCCTCGGTGTTGGTGATCTGGAGTCCGAAGGGGTCACCGCCGAAGTGGCGCAGGAGTTCATTGCGCTGCGAAAACGCAAGAGGGCTCCCCTTACCCCGCTGGCTCTGAGTGGCATCCGCAGGGAGGCCGATCTCGCGGGCTGGACTTTGGATGCTGCATTGCGTAGGTGTGTGGAACGTGGCTGGCAAGGATTCCAGGCCAGCTGGGTGCAGAACGACAAGGGAAGCCTACGCGGCGATGTTGACGAACACGGAGTGCCGCTGTGAGAGGCCACATCGCGCTCACCAAGGCCCGCCTCCAGGGCTACCGGCCGGACTCCGTCGTGGTGGTGGTGCTGGAATCCGATCCCTGCACGCGGAGGTTCCTGGACGCCGAGAAGTCGCTGGAGCTGACGGGCAAGCCCGAAATCGACGTCGGTCCTGCCGACATCCCTGGGACGCTGGACCTGCGGTGCATCCGCGGCGTGCCGGTGCATGTCTGCGGGGAAGACGGGCGCCGTGTCCGCGCGGTGGCGTCGCGCGCCCGCCTTTTTCAACCCGCCGAAATCCTAGCCGCCGTTGACGGCGCCATTCTTCGCTGGAGACCGAAAGCATGACGATGGTGTTCTCGTCTGACTCCGAGGACTTTGAAGCCTACTACGCCGAGGCAGAGCCGTCGGTGAAGGTGCATTCCGCCACGACGTGGGCGGAGCAACTGGAAGCCCTGGCCGACGAACCGGAGCGCATCACTGGCGCGAAGCTGCCTTGGAAGTCCACGCATTTGAACGTCCGCTTCCGTCCGGGGGAAGTGACCCTTTGGGCCGGCATGAATGGCTCGGGCAAGTCTCAGCTGCTCGGAAATGTCGTCCTGGGGTTCTGTGCACAGGAGGAGCCTTCCTGCATCGCATCGTTCGAAATGACGCCGATCAAGACCCTGGAACGCATGCAGCGGCAGGCGTCCATGGTGGCCCAGCCCGCGCGCCAGTTCACGAAGCAGTTCATGGCGCTCCTGGACGGGAAGCTCTGGATCTACGACCAGCAGGGCCAAGTCGAGCCGAAGATGCTGTACGCGGTCATCCGGTACGCCGGCCGCAAGCTCGGCGTGAAGCACATGATCGTGGACAACCTGATGAAGTGCGTCCGTGGGGAAGACGACTACAACGGCCAGAAAGTCTTTGTGGATGCCCTGACTGCGCTCGCCAGGGAGGAAAACATGCACGTGCACCTGGTCCACCACATCCGCAAATGCGAGAACGAGGACAAGCCGCCCACCAAGTGGGACGTCAAGGGATCGGGCTCGATCGTTGACCAAGTCGATCAGCTCCTAATCGTCTGGCGCAACAAGGGAAAGGAAAAGGCCGCGCTGAAAGCCGCGACCATCGGGCAGCCGTTGTCCGATGAGGATTTCTCCAAGCCCGACGTCCTGCTGTGCTGCGAGAAGAACCGGCACGGCGAGTGGGAGGGGCGCATCCCCCTCTGGTACCACAAAGACAGCCTGCAATACGCCGGCGATTCGCGCTGCCGGCCTCTGAACTTCCTCGGGAGCCTCGCATGAGCAACACCCTGTACACCGCGCTGGACGACGACCCGTTCGCACCGCCGCTGGCCGCTGGCGCGCTATGCCGCGGCAGCTATGCCCTGGGCAGCGCCTGCGGCAAGTGCACACGCTGCGAGCTGGATCCCATGCGGCCCGGTGCGGTGCCGATCGTCTCAATTCCGTCCGAAAAAATTAACACGTCGATCTTGGCCCTGGACCTGGCCAACCATACCGGGTGGGCCGTGCGCCGGCGCGACGGTCGGATCCTTCACGGCGTCGAGAACTTCACGCCGCGCGCCAGCTGGACGCCGGGCCAGCGCTGGCAGCGGTTCCGCTCCTGGATGGCCGAAACCATCGTCGCGCACAACGTCAACGCACTGGCCTACGAGGTCGTGATCCAAGGCGGCCGCCTGAAAGAGGGTGGCCACAAGAGCGGCGCCGCGGGCGACGTCTACGGCGGGTTCAAGGCTGTCATGGAAATGGTCGCCGACAGCCACCGGCTGGAGATCCATCCCGTCCACGTCGCCACCGTGAAGAAGACCTGGACCGGCAACCATATGGCCAAGAAGCCGGACATGGTCATGCAGGCCAAGGCCCGCGGCTTCCGCGTGGAAGACGACAACGAGGCCGACGCGCTGGCGATCCTGCACTGGGCCATGGCGAAGGAGGCCGGCACCTGGACGCCGGCGCCGAAGCGGCCGAAGACGAAGGCCAAGCGCGCCCCCAAGGCACAGAAGGAGCTGCTGTGAGCGACAAATCCAGGACAAAGCGCAACGCCGCGCGCGACGCTGAAATCCGGCGCATGGCCGCCGATGGCTGCACCAACGCCCAAATCGCCAGGCATTTCGGCATCAGCGATGCCAGGGTCGCGCAGATCAAGTACGGGCCGGACCGGTTGGCCGCCCGCAAGGACACCCCTGCCGCGCGTACCCAGGACAGCGCGCCTGGCGGCATCAAGCCGCGCCTGAAGCGCGCGCAGCCTGGGCACTGGAGCTGCACCGGAGCCGGCATAACTCGGACGGCGCTTACGCACCAGGCTGCCTATCAACGCTGGCTGACGGCGATCTGGCTGGCGTCAGCGCTCCATCACCTGCCACGCCAGCCCCTGGCGTCGGCGCCCATCCCGGCGCCGCGCCCGGCCTTCCCGACGCCGACCGAAGTCAAACCGATCCGGAAGCAGCAGGCGCAGCACCGCGGCAAGGCGATAGATGCCGTGGCGCCGCGCCAACCTGTACCGGTCTCGGCGGCCGAACCCGAGGCGCCCTATGCCGGGCAGGTCACCGTGTTGCCTGGCACCGCGGCTCGCCGGCCGCTCCAGCTTTCCACGGCGCTGCAGGTCAATGGCGCTCGCGCCGCGGCCGCCCAGCCCAGGATGATCAGCATCGCCGGCAGCTCGGCGCGCGAGGACGCAGCATGACGTGGCTGGAGCGCTGGGAAAGGGGAGACCCAGCCGCGGTGCTGGAACGGAAGCAGGAAATGCAGGCGCGCCGGCCGTCGAAAGACGCCGCGCTGGCAAGGATTGAGCGTCTTTTTGCGGGAGAGGATATGGCGCGCGAGATGGATTTCCGGTTGAAGATCGGGCCGGAGCTGCACGAGCGGCTGGAGAACTGGGGCTGGGTGATGCGGGTGAAGGAGAAGCAGGGAAAGAGCCCCACAGCAGCGATATGCCATCGGATGGCCGTGCATGCAGGGAAGAAGCGCGACTTTGAACCTACGCCGCCCAGCGAAAAGGAGCTGCACGATGCCTTCGAGATCGAGCGCGCCTGGCGCAGCCCGCTGATGCCGAAGCGCGCCAAAGGTATGTTGAGGGGCTACTACGTGTTCGCCATGCACCCGCGCGCAATCTGTCGGTCGGCCGCCATCCGTGCCTCGGAATTCGATCAGGAAATGGGGAAGGCGTGCGATTTTCTGACGAATATCATGAAAAGGCTTGCGTTCCGCGATGAAGCTGCTCATAATCCGGGTTACAACTTGACAGCCGACACGCTTCGCGTGGCCGAGTAGAGACAGCCTGATGGCTGTCTTGCCCTGCCCGGAAGAAACGCAACCCCGCACGAGAAATCGGCGGGGTTTTGTTTTTGACGCTCAAGTTTCGGTGTGACGAGCCGTGAGTTCTCGGGCCTCCAATGTGGCCGACACGTCAAGAAAGCATGCATTCAGTACAGGCGCTTTGATGGGGGCGCGCTGCCGGCCTTAATCTCCTGGCCGACGCAAAGCAGGCGTAAAAGGGGTGACGGGCGAAAGCCTGGGGCGTGTAGGGCCGCACGTTAAATGGCTAGCCTGCGATATCTGTGCTGTTGGATTGGGATGGGCGCTGGGGTATCACCCCTGACCCCATCTGGTGACAGGTATGTCCAGATTGATAGCAGACAGCTATCGATAAATCGAATGCCATCACATTCGATAGTCTGGCCCGGACGATAAACGGGCATCCAATTTCAGCTTCCACCGGCCGGCCGCTTCGCCGGAACCGATTTGGGCCGTCTCCTTCCCTCGGGTGGTCGGGAAAGGCTTGAGGCGGTCGACCAGTGGGAGAAGCCGCGCGGGCGTACGCAGCCGCCGCCCAGCGTTTGCATGGCGAGTTTGCCAGATTCCAGTGATTTTCGCCCTTCGCCACCAGCGTGGGGCATCCAGAGCATCGAGTGGGTGCAAGTGGGCATGGCAGGCGGCCGCAGGCCGCCGCCCGGACAAGCCGTGGAGTGTCCGCAATAACCCCGGCAGCGCGCCATGTGACGCCACCCGTTCCTCCTTTCGGAAAACGGCGGCAGGGGCGCGTGCAGTCTCCAAAAAGGGATGGCGGCATGCTCGATATAAAGATCACGTCCAACATGAAGGACGTCATGCGCCGCATAGACGCCTTCACAGCTCGCCAGCTGCCATTCGCGCTCGCCCAGGGCATCAACGCGACAGCGGCGCGCGTGCAGGCTGCCGAGACCGACAACATCAAGGCGACGTTCGAGAACCCGACGCCCTTCACGCAGAAGTCGGTCGGCCTGAGCAAGGCGCGAAAGTCTGCCCCGGTGGCCACGATCTACATCAAGAAGATCGCAGCAGCGTACCTCCAGCCGTACGAGGACGGTGGTGTCCACAAGCTGAACAGCCGTGCGCTGTTGAACCCGAAGGACATCAGGCTGAACTCCTACGGACAGCTCCCGCGGGCCACCATGGGCAGGCTCAAGGCCCGCCCGGACGTGTTCATCGGCGCCATCCGCACGCGCGGTGGGCAATCGGTCAATGGCGTGTGGCAGCGTGTCGCTCCGAAGCGTGCCCGCGGCGCTACCAAGACCGCCCCGCGCAGTGCGGTGACCAAGGCGCAGCTGTCGAAGGAAAGCCCGGCCGGGCGCCTGAAGCTGTTAATCCGCTTCGGCGATGCGCTGCCGGTGCGCAAGCAGCTGAACTTCGGCGCCACGGCGCGCGAGATCGTGGATCGGTATTTCCCGGGCGATTTCCAGGCGGCGCTCGCCGAGGCGCTCCGGACTGCTCGCTGATGGCTAGACGTCGTTCGGACTAGTCTGCAGATTTCTCCCGGACCAGTTTGCTACCTCGGAGACCATAAGGCTGTCGTCCTTGTGGAGATGAGCTTTGAGTCTGTCGCGGAGTGCCGTGCATGTCGTGTTTGCGCGCCTGAGAGCCCATAGCGATTCCAGCACCCGTTTCCCGCCCATCGATTCCAAATCGTCGTAAAGATCCTGATAGTCCTTGTTCGACCCATGCAGGTCGTAATCCACAAAGTAGAGTGCCAACATGACCTCCCATTCGAATGTGTGGAAGCTCCCCTGCGGGAGCATCGTGAGGATCGGCGGTCTGCCGTACGAGACTCTTGGCGAGATTGCCGTTCGTGGGGCAAGTGACCCGGAACGTTTTGTAACACACTACGAGGCGCGCGCCATCGGTTGCCCCGGGGATGTGGAGGCAGCAGCGTCCGCTCCCGCCAACGTCGAGTAGCGGGACGGCTGCGCCGCTAGAGACCCAGGGAACGGGTCCCTTTCTGGACCGCCCGCCACGCGGGCATTGCGCGCCGCGTTTTTCGCCCAGCTATGGGTTCTGAAATTTGGTTTCAAGTTTCATCGAGGTTTCAAATGACGCTGGTTTCCAAGGCAGCGTTCGCGCGGCTGCATGGCGTGTCCCACACGGCAGTGTCCAAGTGGCACAAGGCCGGATGGCTTGAAATGCGGGGCTCTCAGGTCGATGTGGAGAAATCCAATGCTCGGCTGGCGAGGTATCGGGATAGCAACGATGGCCGGGCCTCGAAGGTTTCAAATCCGGTGAAACCTGAAACCGAAATTGAAACTTCGGATGAAACCAGTGCTGAAACCAAGGTTTCAGCACCGCCGAGCGCAGGTGGTCGCACTGCGGTCGAGTTCCTTCCAGGGGAATCGGTTGACGCAGCGGCCGAACGCCTGACGGGCAAGCTGGTGATCGATCTGGAAATGCCGGTTGAGGAAGCCAAGCGCATCAAAGAGGTGTATCTCGCGCTGCTCAATCGGCTTGATTACGAACGCAAATCCGGAGCGCTGGTGGAGCTTGCTGTAGCCCAAGGGGTTCTCTTCGAAGTCTTCCGCGGCCAGCGCGACGCATGGCTGAACTGGCCGGTAAAGGTCGGTCCGCTGCTTGCTGCCGAATTGGGGCTTGAAGAGGCCGACCGGGTCACGGAGGCTTTGGCCGCGCATGTCCACAAACAAATATCTGAACTCGGCGAACCCGCAGTCGAATTCGACGCGGGGAAAGCGTGATGCGCTCTGGCGCGCGGCCCGTCAGGGTTGGACGCCGCCGCCGCGTATCAGCGTGCCGGAGTGGGCAGACCGCTACCGCAAGCTGGCCAAGGAAGCGGGGAGCACGTCGGGGAACTGGTCGACCAGCACCGTAGAGGTGGCGCGCGGCCCGATGCTGGCGCCGACCGAGCCGGGCGTGCACATCGTGACCGTCATGGTCAGCACGCAGATGCTGAAGACGGCGCTGTTAGAGAACATCTTCGGGTACTTCGCGCATCTGGACCCGTGCCCGATGCTGCTGTTGCAGCCCAAGGAGGACGCGGCCGAGCAATTCAGCAAGGAGCGCATCAACCCCATGGTGCGCGTGACACCGGTGCTACGCGAGCTGGTCGGATCGAGCAAGACCCGCAACGCCGACGAGACGCTGTTGTTCAAGTCGTTCCCGGGTGGGTTCCTGGCCCTGGCGGGCGCGGGCAGTCCCGACAACCTGGCGCGCCGGCCGGTGCGCGTGATTCTGGCCGACGAAGTGGACAAGTACCCCGTCACGCGAGAGGGCGATCCGATCTCGCTGGCTGAAGAGCGCACCGCCTCATTTGGTGCGAACTGGCTTTCGGTACGGGCGTGCTCGCCGACGGTTCAGGACGAAAGCCGCATCGAAAAAAGTTATCTGTCCTCGGACCAGCGGCGGGCGTCGGTATGCTGCCCCGGCTGCGGCCATCGCCAGTTTCTGGACTTTTTTCGCCACGTCGAGTGGAAGAAGCGCAAGGACGACAAGGGGAACGTGTTGGAGCACTTCCCCAAGACCGCGCGAATTTTCTGCGAAGCGTGCGGACAGGGATGGTCCGAGGGTGAGCGTTTGATGGCGCTGCGCACCGTGCGCTGGCACCAGACGCGCCCGTTTACCTGCTGCGGACACCGGCATGTCCCCCTGGACATGTATGACCGTGCCTGGCGGGACGAAGAGGCGCGCCAGCCTGGAAGCGGCGGCATTGCCGCCGTGGGCCGGGTATGGGACTGGTGGGAGAGCGACCGGCACGCCGTGTATCGGGCGAAATGCCCGGAGTGCGGATCCTGGGGCGTGGACAACACGCACGCGGGGTTTCAGGCGAGCAAGCTGTATTCGCCATGGTCTAAGGACAAGCCATCGGACATCGCCGCCAAATGGCTGGCGGCCAAGGACGACGAGGACCTGAAACAGGCGTGGTGGAACACGCAGATGGGCATGCCGTACCGGGCGCACAGCGGGAAGGACCTGGATCTGGAAACGCTGGCCGCGCGCGGCGAGGTTTGGCCCGCTCGAATTCCGTTCGGCGTTGGCGTGTTGACGGCGGGCCTGGACGTGCAACCGGACCGCGTGGAGTGCGAGCTGGTCGGTTGGGGCCGTGACGAAGAAAGCTGGTCCATCGATTACGAGGTATTCGAGGGCGATCCCGAGACCCCGGAACTGTGGGAGCGGGTAGACGCGTATCTGATGAAGACGTGGTATCGCTACGACGGCAGGCCCTACACGGTCATGGCTGCGTGCATCGACTCTGGTGGACACAACACCCAGCGGGTGTACGAGTTCGCCAAGGCACGTCTCGGCAGGCGTATTTATGCCATCAAGGGGGAGTCGGCCCGCAATGGCCAACGCTCACCTGTGTGGCCTGCCAAGGTTCCCAGCCGGCGCAACAAGGCGACATATCGCCCGACCATCATTGGCGTGAACACGGCAAAGGACACGATCCGAAACCGGCTGGGCAAGGAAGCGCCGGGTCCGGGGTACATGCACTTTCCGGCCGACCGCGACCTGAACTACTACGCGCAGCTCACGTCGGAGCGCATCGTGGTGAAGGAGGCCAGCGGTCACAAATACCGCGTGTGGGAGTTGCCGCCAGGCCGCGCGAACGAGGCGTTGGACTGTCGGGTGTACGCCTATGCGGCGCTGTGTGCCCTGCTGCACTTCGGCCTGCGGCTGAACCGCACGGTTGAAGAGGTGGCAGAGATCCTGCACGGCGCGCCACTGCGCGAGGCTGACTCGCAGGAAAGCGACGCGCAACCCCCAGGGCCGGCCTTGCCTGCGCGCGGGCCGACCATCAAGGTCAAGACCCAGGGCGGCGCGCGCTCGCGCGCGAGCCAACTTGCATAAATGAGGTGCGCCATGGGCGTATATGACGGTATGAGCAGGGCGGAGCTGCAGGCACGTTTGAACGCACTGCGCGATGCCTATTTCGAGCTGCTGAGTGGCAAACAGGTGGCCTCGGCCAGCTATGCCCAGTCGGACGGCTCCAAGTCGGTCACGTACCGAGCAACCGACCTGAGCCGGCTGCTCGGCGAAATCACCCAGCTACAGCAGGCCCTGGGCATCGTCGCCCGTGCCCGCCGGCAAATCAACTTTGTGATGCGCTGATGGAACATTCTGTGACGATCCTGGATCAGCACGGGCAGCCCATACCGGCGCGCCGACGTCGCGGCCACATGCTGGCGCCAGGGGGCAATGCGCCGTATGACGCCGCTGACCTCTATGGCGGGCATGTCCGAGACTGGATGCCGTACCTGTGGTCGCCGGACGGCGAGATCAACATGTATCGCGACCGCTTGGCGGCGCGCGCACGTGACCTGATCCGCAACGATGGCTGGGCCACTTCCGCGGTCATGCGCACGGTGGACAACGTCATCGGGCCGGATTTCCGGCCCATTTCGAAGCCAGACTACCGCTGGCTGCGCATGGTGACGGGCATCAAGGCGTTCGATCATCGGTGGGCGGACGAGTTCGGCCAGGCGGTGGAAGCGAATTGGCGCACATGGGCCAATGATCCCGCTTTCTACTGTCATTCGGAGCGGACACTGACGTTTCCGCAGATGATGCAGTTGGCCTTTCGTCACCATCTGATCGATGGCGATGCCCTGTCCATGCTGCATTGGCTGCCTGAGCGGATCGGAATGGGCCGTGCGCGCTACGCCACGGCGGTGCAAGTTCTGGACCCTGACCGCCTGTCGAATCCGCAGTTGGCGTTTGACCAGCAGGCGCTGCGCGGTGGTGTGGAGGTCGATGGGCATGGCGTGCCGGTGGCCTACCACATCCGCAGGGCCCACCAGGGCGACTGGTTCAGCGCCGCCGATAGCGTGCAGTGGGACCGTATTCCGCGCGAGACGGCATGGGGGCGGCCCATTGTGGTGCATTCGTTTGACCACGACCGTGCCTCGCAACACCGTGGCGTTGGGTTCCTGACGCCCGTGATGCAGCGCTTCAAGATGCTGATCAAGTACGACGGCACCGAGCTGGACGCAGCCATCATCAATGCGTTCTTTGCGGCCTACATCCAAAGCCCGTTCGATCCCGACCTGGTCGAGCAAGCGATTCAGGGCTCCGAGCAGGTGAACGCCTACCAGCGTGAGCGAGCGCAATTTCACGCCGAGCGCCGCACGCGCCTGGGGGACGTGGGCATGACGCATCTGTACCCAGGGGAAACCATCGGGACGGTAGCGCCGTCGCGCCCCAGCAGCAATTTCGCTTCGTTCGAGAGCGCCATGCTGCGGCACTTTGCGGCGGGCACCGGGCTGGCAGCGCAGCAGATCAGCCAGAACTGGGCAGAGGTGAACTACAGCGCCTATCGCTCAGCGATGCTGGAAGCCTGGAAGACGTTTGCTCGCCGCCGTGCGGGCTTCGCCTCGGGCCAGGCGCAGCCGATCTATTCGGCGTGGTTGGAGGAATCCATGGAAGTGGACGACTACCCCATGCCGAAGGGGGCGCCGGATTTCATCGAAGCGCGTGCGGCGTACTCGCGCGCGAAATGGATGGGGCCTGGCCGCGGGCTGGTGGACATCGTGAAGGAGCGCCAGGGGGCGCTGCTCGGCATCGACGGCGGCATGTCGTCGCTGGAGGACGAGTGCGCGGAGATATCCGGCACCGACTGGCGCGACGTGGCTGACCGGCGCGCCATCGAGCGCCAGCGCTACGAGGATCTGGGCTTGCCCATTCCCAAGGCATTGGATGGTGTCGAAGCGAAGGATGCCACCAAAGTTCCGGAGGAGCAGTAAATGCGGTTTGCACATTTGGCGCAGCGCCTGTTCAACACGCCGCTGGCGATACGGCAGGAAAAAGCCGAGGTCATCATGGCGGCGCTGGCCGAGCGTCTGGGCGTGAGCCAGATTGGCCGGCTGGACGGCGGGATTGCGCGCCCGTCGGCTGGCGCCTGGGACGAGGATTTCTCCGAGCCCGGCGAGACGGTGCGGGATGTGGGCTACGACATGGTGGGCGATACGCCCGTCGCGTGCATCAAGGTCCACGGCACCCTGGTGCAGAAGCTGGGGAGCCTGCGCCCGTACTCCGGCATGACCGGCTACGACGGCATCCGCGAAAGCATCCTGCGCGCGCACGCTGACCCGGGAGTCGAGGCCATCGTGCTCGATATCGACTCGCCGGGCGGTGAGGTGGCAGGGTGCTTCGACCTGGTCGACACGATTTACGGACTGAGGGGCGACAAGCCGATCTGGTCGATCCTCACCGAATCCGCCTATTCGGCCGGCTATGCCATCGCCAGCGCCGCGGACCGGATCATCGTGCCGCGCACCGGGGGCGTCGGCTCTATCGGAGTCATCGTGATGCACGTGGACTGGTCCAAGGCGCTCACGGCGTCCGGCGTGGCCGTGACATTCGTCACCTATGGCGACCGGAAGGTAGATTTTCGGCCCGAGTTGCCGCTGTCCGAGGAGGCGCTTGCACGCATGCAGGCAGAAATCAACACCATGGGCGAGCTGTTCGTGAACACCGTCGCCCGCAATCGAAACATCGCGCCCGAATCCGTGCGCGACACACAGGCCGCCTGCTTCATGGGGCCGGCCGGCGTCAGCCGCGGTTTGGCGGACGCAGTCATGGCGCCCGACGCCGCATTCATGGCCCTGCTGGATGAGCTGGGCGCTTAACCAACCTGTGAGAGCACACCGATGAAGAAATCCCTCACCGCCCCGTTTGCTTCCCTGCTGGGCATCAACCGTTCGCGCGCGGCCCGCGCCGAGGATACCCCCGACGAGGACGAACGCAAGCAGCGCGACGGCGAGTCCGACGAGGACTACGCGCGTCGCATGGAAGAGCTGGATGAACGGCTCGAAGACGAAGACCAGGAGGAAGACGACAAGCCGGACGCCGAAGGCGACGAAGACGAGCCCGGCGCCGAGGGCGACGAGCCGGACGACGCCGACGAAGAAACGGACTCGGCTAAGAAGGCCGCACGCGCCGCGGAACGCGCACGCTGCGCACGGATCATCGCCCATGGCATCAAGATCGGCGCCGTGCGTCAGGCCGGCGTCTTCGCCTTCGACACCAAGATGTCGTCCAAGGCCGCAATCGCGGCTCTGAACGCGGGGCGCGCGGATGCGCGGCCGGCGCGCCCCAAGAGCGGTCTGACCTCGCGCATGAACACGCTGCACGTTCCCAACCCCGGAGCCGGCGGTGCCGGCGGCGAGATGTCGCTGGCGCAGAAGATCATCATGGCCGGCAAGAAACGCCGCGGCGAAGCCTGAGCCACCACCCCGCAATCCGTAAGGAGCACACCTCATGACGCTCACCGTCAACACCGTCGGGGACAATCCCCAACAGCCCGGCATTCGCGCCGAAACCTACGTTCCCGATCAGCTGATCGCGGGCGCGCTGCAGATCGTGTCCCAGCCCATCATCCTGGGGGCGGGGGCACTGCCGCGCGGCTCGGTACTGGGCATGGTCAGCACCAATAGCGCCGTCACCAGCGCCGGCGACAACACGGGCGATGGCACGGTTGGCGCCGTCACCATTGGCCCGGCTGCCAAGCAGGGCAATTACGTCCTGACCGCGACGGGCGCCACGACGTTCACCGTGGTGGACCCGGAGGGCAGTGCGCTGCCCAATGCCACCGTGGGTACGGCATACTCCCAGGGCGGCATTGGCTTCACCGTCACCGCGGGGTCGACCGCCTTCGTGGCGGGGGACACCTTCACCATCGACGTGAATGACGCCGTGGGCCAGTTCGTCCTGTCGGTGAAGACCGCCAGCGACGGCAGCCAAGTGCCCAGCGCGATTCTGGCCGATGACGCGGACGCCACGAACGGTCCGGTCTCCGCCGGTGCCTATGTCATGGCCGAGGTCAACGGGCGCGCGCTGCACTACGACGAATCCTGGACGCTCGCTGCCCTCACGGCCGCGCTGCGCGACAAGGGCATTTTCGTCAAGTCGTCGGTGTCGGCGACCGATCCGACCTGAACCGCATCCACCTGTTGCAAATAGGCCCTGCCCCCGGCGGGGCCTTTTTATTGGAGCTGAGGAATGTCCTCTTTCGTCTATGACACCAATACGCTGATTCAGGTCGTTCCGAACCTGAAGACGGCGCAATCTTTCCTGCTGGACAAGTTTTTTCCGAATATCGTTACGGCGGATTCGGAAGAAGTCTCCATCGACGTGGATATCGGCAAGCGCCGTATGGCCCCGTTCGTGTCGCCCCTGGTCGAAGGCAAGCTGGTCGAGCAGCGCCGCTTCCAGACCAACACCTTCAAGCCCGCTTACATCAAGGACAAGCGGGCTCCGGACCTGCGCAAACCCGTGCGTCGCATGATCGGCGAGCGCATCGGAGGCGACCTGAAGGGAATCGAGCGCGAGATGGCGAACCTGGAGGCGGAAATGACCGACCAGATCGACATCCTCACGCGCCGCCTCGAGTGGATGGCCGCCAGTGCGCTGCGCGCAGGACAGGTCACCATCGAGGGCGAGGGCTTCGAGACGGTGGTGGTCGATTTCGGCCGGGATCCGGAGCTGACGATCGCGCACACCGGGGCGCGTCAGTGGACGCCGGCAAACGTCGTGGCGGGTACGGCGACCCCCGCGGCAGATATCGAGGCATGGCAACACCGTGTGCTGAAGAAATCGGGCGCCAAGGTCACCGATATCGTCTTCACGACCAGCTCGTGGGCCGGCTTCATCAAGGACGAGTCGATCAAAGGCGCCATCGTCTTCCCGACGCTGGCCACTTTCGGCAACGCCATCAATCCGGGGGCGCAGATCGAGCAGGGGGCGGTCTACAAGGGCCGTTGGGGCCAGTATGATCTGTGGGTCTACAACGACTGGTTCGTGGACGAAAACAACGTCGAGCGCCCGATGCTGGCCGACGGCGACGTGATCCTGAGCGGCCCGAACCTCATGGGTACGCGCGCGTTCGGCCAGATCATGGATCCGGCGTTCAACTACCAGTCGCTGCCTTTTGCGCCCAAGACCTGGGTCCAGGAAGACCCGGCGCAACGGTTCCTGCTGATGCAGTCCTCGCCCATTGTGATCCCGAGCCGCGTCAATGCCTGCTTCGCGGCGAACGTCTGCCCGTCGGTGGTCGACTAATGGCCGGCCCCTCGAAACCCACCGAGCGCGAGCCCGCGGCGCGCTTGGTGGCGGCAACTGTGGCCCGCGGGCGGTCCGTTTTGGACCTGGAGGGGAACCGGCACGCCGCCGGCGCCGAGGTGAAGCTGCCCGAAGGGGAGGTGCAGCGTCTGCGCGAGCTGGGTTTCCTGGTGGATCCGAAGGCGCCAGCCATACGGCTGGACAACGGCCCGAGTTTCGGCTCGGCCCGCGGGCCGCAGATCCGGCGGGGCTGACATGATGGATTTCGATCAGGTCAACCAGGCGGTCAACGGCGCATTCGGTGAAGGATTGATCTATCAGCCCGCCGCCGGCGGCCCTCCGAAGAACATCACGGGCGTCTTCACCGACGCCTACAAGATGGCCTTTCAGGACGGCCAGGGCGGCGTCGGCTGGACCACCACTGCACCCAGCGTCGGGGTGAGGCTAGCAGACCTGCCGGCCGCGCCGGCCAAGGATGACAGCATCACCCGCGTGAGGACAGGAGAAGTTTTTCTCGTCTTTGATCAGCAGCCTGACGGCTTGGGTTGGGTCCACCTCCAACTGAAGAAATCATGACCACAACGAACCAACTGCGTGCGCTCGCGGTGGATGCCCTCGTGGGCGCTACCGACGCCGGACAGCGTGTGTATTCGCCGCGCGATCAGGCCACCTGGGACGGCGAGTACCCGGTGCTGTTCATCCGCACCAATGACGAAGACGGCGTGTCGTTCGGACGCAACGGTGCGCCGGCATTCACCGTCACCTCGATCTTGACGGTGGAGGGGCGGGCGGAGAACCGGGCAGAGCCCAACGATGCCGGTGCGGCGGCGCTGCAAGTGAAGCTCGAGGCCCTGCGCGATCAGATCAAGGCGGCCATCATCAACTACCCGCCGTTGATGCGAGAACTTAACCAGTTCTCGCACTTCCGCACCCGCATCGTCGCCGGCCCGGAGGACGCGGGCGCACATCTTGGAGGGGTTTTGGTCGAGCTGGGGCTCGAGTTTGTCCAGGGCCCGGAGGACTTCTTCCCGGTGCCCACTGTGCCGCTGGAAGGAGTGGATGTGCGTTATCAGGTGCCGGACGGCGCCACCGAGCCCGGCCTGGAAATCGACCTACCGCAATAGGAGCGACCTATGTACATCAAACCTCGCGCCGGGCTGCAAGTGATTGACCCGGTGCGCAAGCAATTCCTGCCTGAGGAAGGCATGGAAGTCGATGATCTCGACCTTTACTGGGCGCGCCGTCTGCGCGACGGCGACGTGGTGCGCGCCAGCGCGCCGGTCGTCTCCAGCAAGGTTCCCAACCAGGCCGCCGCTTCGGAGGCCGTCGCTACGCCCAGCAAGGGGAGCAAGTAAATGAGCATCCAGTTTCCCAATATTCCGCAAAACCTGCGGGTGCCGCTGTTCTATGCCGATCTGGATCCGAGCCGCGCCAATACTGGCCAGTTCAACCAGCGCGCGCTCATCATCGGCCAGGTGACGGCCGCCGGTACGGCGGTCGCCAACAAGCCCGTGATCTCCCAGGGGACCACTGAGGCCAAGACGGTGGGCGGTCAGGGGTCCATGCTGGCGCTCATGACGGCGGCCTATCGTGCTCGTGACAGCTTTGGCGAGGTCTGGTATCTCCCGCTGGCCGATGACGAAAATGCGGTGGCCGCGACGGGGGCCATCACCTTTACCGCAGCAGCCACGGCCACAGGGGTGCTGTCGCTGTATATCGCCGCTTTTGCCGGTTCGCCAGTCGTATCTCTGGTCTGCACCCCCACGATGACGACGGCACAGCTCGCGACGGCGCTGGCCGCTCAGATCAATTCGCTGCCCGATTTGCCGGTGACGGCCGCCGTGGACGCCGAGACGGAGGCCAAGGTGAACATCACCGCCAAGAACAAGGGCTTGGCGGGCAACGATATCGATCTGCGGCTGAACTACTACGGTGCGAGCAACGGCGAAGCGTTGCCCCAGGGATTGGTGGTCACCATCACGCCCATGTCTGGTGGCCTGTTGAACCCGTCTCTGGTCACCGCACTGGCGAACCTGGGCGACATGACGTTCGATTTCATCGCCATGCCCTACACCGATGCGACATCGCTGAACGCGGTGAAATCGCTGCTGTCCACGGTCACGGGCCGCTGGAGCTGGTCCAAGCAGCTCTACGGCCATGCCTACGGCGCGTATCGCGGCACTTTGGGTGAGTGCCAGACGTTCGGGGCCACGCGCAACGATGAGCACATGACGATCATGGGCTTTCATGATTCGCCGACGCCGGCGTGGATTCTCGCGGCCGATATCACCGCGGCGGCGGCTGTGTCCTGCCGCGCGGATCCGGCTCAGCCGATGCAGACAGTGGCGCTGGCCAGCTTTCTGCCGCCGCCGGTCGAATCGCGGTTCGAACTCACCGACCGCAACACGCTGCTATGGACGGGTATCAGCACGTTCACGGTGGGCGATGATGGCACGGTGGCGCTCGAAAACCTGATCACCACCTACCGCGTGAACGCGTTCGGGCAGGCCGACAACAGCTACCTCGAGGTTGAGACGATGAACACGCTCATGGCGGTGCTGCGTCGGCTCAAGGCCGTGGTGACCTCCAAGTACGCCCGCAAGAAGCTGGCCGACAATGGCACGCGTCCGGCGCCGGGCTCCAACATCGTGACGCCCAACACCATCCGCGCCGACCTGATCGCCGATTACCAGGCGATGCAGGACGATTCCGGCTGGGTGCAGGGCGCCGAGGTGTTCGCCCAGGGCCTGATCGTGGAGCAGAACCAATCCAACCCCAACCGGGTGGACGTGCTCTATCCGGCAGTGCTGATCAACCAGCTGCGGATCTTCGCGTTGCTGATGCAGTTCACCAACATCGTGCCGGCCACCGCCGCGGCATAAAGCCGGGGCGGGGCGTAACGAGCCGCCTACGGGCGGCGCTTTCATTTCTGGAGCCGCAACATGGCAAAACTTCTGGCCGGAACCGCGCAGATCACGGTGGACGGCAACTCCTACATGCTGGAGGGTGCGGCGAAGTACAGCCCCTCCACGGTCCGGCGCGAGACGCTGATGGGCATGGACGGCTACCACGGCGTGAAAGAAACGCCGGTGCCTGGCTCCATCTCGTTTACCGGGCGGGACGCTGGTGACCTGGTGGTCGCCAATTTCAACGGCATGCGCAACGTCACGGTGGTGCTGCAGCTGGCGAACGGAAAAACCGTCGTTGGCCGCAACATGGCCTGCGTCGATGCGCAGGAAGTGGACAGCACCGAGGCCACCTTCGACCTGAAGTTCGAAGGCCCCTCCGTCACCGAACAGACCGCGAGCTGACATGAAGAAAAAGGACCTGCAGGACGAATTCACGCTGACCCTGCGTAAGCCGATCACCCTGGGCGAAGGGGCGGACGCCGAGACCTACACCCATCTCGACTTGCGCGAACCCGAGGCGGCGGAAATGCTCGACTTCAACCGGCGCAGTACCAAGGATCCCGGCGACGCGCTGAAACATCTGATCGCCAAGGTCTCCGGTGCGCCGCTGGCGGTCGTGGCGAAGATGAAGGCCCGCGACTTCACGAAGGCTTCCACGTACCTGGTTGCTTTCATGGAGGAAGAGGCTGACGGCGACGGCGACGACGCCGGCGACTCGGAGGCAGGGCTGGGAAAGTAAGGCGGCTCTCCGTGGACTGGGAGCTGGTGGTGGCGGCGACCACGAAGTACTACGGGTGGTCGCCGCGCGACGCGCTGGGCATGAGGCTCAGTGAGTTGCGCTGGTGGCACGACATGGCGCAGCGAATGGAAGCGCAAAATGGCAAATGACCTGGTATTTCGGATCTCGGCAATCGACAACGCGTCGAAGGTTGCCGGTAAGGTCCGCAGTGCGCTTGCGCGCGTCACGGACCCGGTGGGCAAGCTGACGCGGCGCTTGGCCGGTACCGGGAAGCTGGGCGCCGCGGCGCTCGGGAAAGTCGATGCCGGCCTGCGAACCGTGGCGCAGACCGCGCGCACGGTCTCCGATCGCATCGCCTCTATCGTCCCCGGCATGGCGGCGTTGACCGGGTTGGCTGGCACCGCAGGCATTGGGGCGCTAGCGGAACGCTGGGGCAGCCTCGGCTTCAACCTCCAGCGCACCTCCCGGCAACTGGGCATGTCCACGCAGAGCCTCCAGGCATGGCACTACGCGGCGCAGCGCGCCGGCGTCACGGCGGAGCAGTTCGACCAAAGCATGGTGTCATCGCAAAACACCATCCGGGAGGCCGCCTTTGGCGCGAATCCGCAGGCCATGATGCTGTTGAATCGCCTTGGCGTGCAGATCTCGCGTACGAAAGACGGCCAGATCGACTACCAGCGCACGCAGTCCGACATCCTGACGGCGCTGGGCAAGGTGAAGAATCCGGCCGGCCAGCGCACGGCCGCCGACGCGCTCGGCATGGGCGCGCTGCTACCGATGATCCAGCGTGGCACATACAACGCCGACCGGCAGCAGGCCATTGCCAACGGATACGCGCCGTCGGCGGACGCCATCCAGCGAGCTGCCGCGTTCCGGGACCGTATCAATGCCCTGACCAGTGGCGCGAGTGCACTGGCGAACACCATCGGGGATAAGCTGGTGCCCGTGCTGACGCCCATGGTTGAGAAGCTCTCAACCTGGCTGAGCGAGAACCGCGTGGATATCGCCACCCGACTTGCCGACGCGGTCGGCAAGTTCACCAGCTGGATCACCAGCGTGGACTGGGACGGCTGGTACAAACGGCTGAACAGCATCGTGGATGCTTTCGGTGGCTGGGGATCCGTGCTGCGGGACATCGTGGCGATCAAGTTCGGAGCGACGCTGGTCAGCTGGACCGCCTCGATCGCCACGCTGGCCGCCACGCTGGTGACAGCCAAGACCGCCGCGCAGGCGCTCAAGGGTGTCGCCGGCGCCGGCGCGGCAGCGGGCGCCGCTGAGGGCACGGCGGCCGGCGGCGCCGCGGCGGCTGGTGCGGGGGCGGCAGCCTCCCGGGCGCCGTGGCTTGCCCGCCTCTTCAATCCGTATGTGGCCGGCGCCGCTGCGCTCTTCTACAGCAAGAATCTGAACGAAGGCGAGGCCGATGTACTGGCCCGCGCGCAGCGGGGAGAGGGCAAGCGTTATCTCACGCCGGGCGAGTATGCCCCGGGCGGCACGAGCGACCCCAAGATCCTGGCGATCGCGCAGAGATTCCAGGATATGGGGTGGTCCAAGGCCCAGGCCGCGGGCATCGCCGCCAACATCCTCCAGGAATCCGGCGGCAATCCCTACAGCGTGGGGGACAACGGCCAAGCCTATGGCGTCGGCCAGTGGCATGCGGACCGGCAAGCGGACTTCAAGCGCGTGTTTGGGAAGGACATCCGCGATTCCGATCTGGACGAGCAGCTGAAGTTCTTCGACTGGGAGCTGCGTAAGGGCCCTGGCATGCAGCGTCGAGCTGGTGACCTGTTGCAGCAGGCCAACTCGGCCAATGCTGCGGCGGCGATCGTGTCGAAGTATCACGAGCGCCCGGCCGACATCGAGGGCGAGCAGGTGCGCCGCGGCGCCATGGCCGACCAGATTTTCCGATCCATGGCTGGCGGTGCCGGCGCGGATTCGACCGCTGCGCCGCCGGCGGCCCAAGGGACGTCGGCGGCGGCCACCACGGCGGCCAATGCCGGCTCCGAGGACAGCCATGACAAGCTGGTCGAGGCGCTATCTACCGCCGTTCAGCGCACGCCCGTGCAGGTGACCGTAACTGCACCTCCCGGAACGCGCGTGGAAACGAACAACGGCGACGGTGTTGGGATGCCGGCGCGCGTGCAATACCAGATGCTGGGAGCAATGCCTTGAGCACTTCTTCTGACCTGCTGAACGTCGTCGGCAGTATCGGCGGCGTGGCGAATGCCGTAGACGGCCTGTTCGGCCCTGGGGAGGGCAGCTGGGAAGCGTCGCTGCAAAAGGCGTCTTTCGGTGGCGTGCCTTTCGGCGTGAATACCGCGCGCACGCACGCCGGCCGGCGTCAGGCCATCCACGTCTATCCGTGGCGAGATGACGTCTGGATCGAGGACCAGGGCAAGCGGCCGCGTCAGTTCCGGATCAACGGCTTCCTGGTAGAGAACAGCCTCGTCTATGGCGGAGGCGGCGTCATCGCCCAGCGCGAGGCGCTGCTGGCGGCGGTCGAGGCTCCGGGAACCAGCACGCTGGTCCACCCGACATTCGGCACGGTGCGCAGCGTCAACTGCCTGGATATCGAGATCGAGGAGCGCAAGGACCTGGGCCGGGTTTTCGAGTTCACCATGACGCTGATGGTGTCCGGTGTGCGGCAGTATCCGGGCGCCGTGCAGTCCACCGGAGATCTGCTTTCGGCGGCAGCCGCGTCGCTGCGCGCGCAAAGCCTCGTGGACTTCGCGCGCAAGGCGATCTCGGCGATCCAGCTCGGCGCTGCGGTGGTGCAGCAAGCCGTTTCCACGGTGCTGCGGTATTACCAGACGGCGATCGGCATCGTGAACGGCGTGCGGCGCGTCTTCAACGCGGTGTCCACGTTGTCGGGGAACTTCGGCCGGCTGTTCGGCGGCGGGAATTCCGGTTACTCCGGCTCGAATCAGCACGCCTCCACGTCGGCCACCGTGACGGACCTGCTCGCGGCGAACGTGGCAGCCAGCGGCGCTGTGGTCGCCGCAGGCGGCGCGCTGCAGCTGGCAGCGGCGAATATCTCGGATACCGCTACCTACGGCGCCGCGGCGGACACATTCGTCACGGCCGTGGCCGCCACCGCGGCGGACCCGGTGGACGGCATTTCGATGCTTTCCGCGCTGGCGGCCTTCCACCCGGCGGGCACGACCACAGATTCGCCAATTGGCCAGGCCATGGCCGCAATCAACGACGCCTGTGCGGCGCACCTGCGTCGCGTGGCGATTGCCTCGCTCGCGGAGACCGTGGCGAGCTACCAGCCCGCATCCCAGAACGACGCGATCGCAATGCAGACGGCGGTGACATCGATTATCGACGCGGAAATATTGGTGGCCGGCGACGCGGGCGACGACGCCAGTTATGACGCGCTGCGAGAGCTGCGCCGGGCGGTTGTGGCGGACTTGCAGGCCCGCGGCGCCGAGCTGGCTACCGTCGGCACCTTCGCGTTCAACGCCTCGCTGCCCGCGTTGGCGCTGGCCAACCGGATATACCGGGATCCCGCACGGGCCGACGGCCTTGTGCGCCAGGTTGATCCGATTCATCCGGCATTCATGCCGACCACCTTTGATGCTCTGGCGAGATGATGGACGACGAGCTGACCATACGTGTTTCGACGTGCACTCGGAAGGGAAACGGCTACACGTTATCCAACCCCCGCATCCTGGCGGGCTGGCAGGAGACACGCTTTACGCGAGGCGTCGAGCGCTGCCCGTCGGACTTCCAGGTCACCATGACGGAACGATATCCAGGCGCCAACCCGCCCGAGATACAGGTCCAGCCTGGGGATTATTGCGAGGTCTTCCTGGGGCCGGACCGCGTGTCTACGGGATGGATTGATCGATTCATCCCCGGCTTCAACGATGGCGCGCATTCGATTACAGTCACGGGCCGCAGCAAGTGCCAGGACCTTGTGGATTGCGCCGCCGTCTACAACGGGTACCAGATTAGCAACGCGCCAGCGCTGGCCATCGCGCAGCAGCTGTGCGCGCCGTTCGGTGTGAGCGCCTCACTGGCGGCAGGAAGCAACCAGGGCGCGCCAGTAGAGCAGGTCGTCATCCTGGCCGGCGAGACCGCGTACGACGTCATCGAGCGGGTATGCCGGTACCGCGCGCTGCTCCTCTATGACACCCCCTCGGGCGATTTGCTGCTGTCGGGTATCGGCTTGTCCTCGGCAGCCAGTGGCTTCCAGGAAGGCATCAACGTGCAGCGCGCCACGGTGGTCTACGCGTCAGATCAGCGTTTCAGCGATTACTACGCCATCTACCAGGGGATCGATCTCTTCGGGGATGCCGGCGGCGCACCGAATCAGATCGCGCACGTGGTGGACACTGCGGTGCAGCGGTACCGGCCGAGGGTGGTGATCTCGGAAAGCATGATCGGCGGCAGCGTCATCGCCGAGCAGCGGGCCCGCTGGGAAGCTGCGCGTCGCGCCGGCCGGTCCTTTGTGGTGCGTCTGACAACGGACTCGTGGCGCGACGCCGCCGGCGCCCTGTACACGCCCAACACCCTGGCGCCGCTGATTCTGCCATCGCTGAAGCTGGGAACGGCACAGGCGCCCGTGTCCTGGCTGATATCCGAGGTGACCTATCAGCGCGGTCGCGCAGGGACGACATGCGACATGATCCTGATGCCGCCGCAGGCGTTCTACCAGCAGCCGTTCAGCTGGGTGCAACTGGGCCCGGATCAGACCATAGGGTAGCCATGGAACAACATCTCTTCGAGCGGCTATTTCGTCGGATCCAGATGTTGGTCGGGCGCGGCCGCATCACTCAGGTGGACGATTCCGGACCCGTGCAGCGCCTGCAGGTGCAGGCCAGCGGTTTCGAGCTGGCGGACAAGCGGGCGCGCGTGCAGGAGTTCGGCTTGACATCGAATCCGCCGATCGGTTCGGACGCCGCCTTGATGGCCATGACGGGGGATCGCACGGCCGTGATGGTGGTGGGCACCAATCACCAGGGCAGCCGCCCGCGCAACCTAGCGCCGGGCGAGACCAAGCTGTACAGCGAAGACGGCAAGTACGTCTATCTGACCGCGTCTGGCGGCATCGTGGTGGACGCCAACGGGCAGGACGTCGTGGTGAATAACGCCAAGGACGTTACCTGGAACCTGAGCGGCAAGCTGACCATCGTGGCCCCCGGCGGCATCGACCTGCAAACGCCCATGGTGAAGTCCACCGGCGACATGCAGGACAACTACGAGAGCAACGACAAGACCATGAAGGGAATGCGCGAGATATATGACATTCACACCCATCCGGTGCGCAATGTCGCGTCCGGCAGCAGCACTGTGACGTCCGATGTACCGAGCCAACAGCAATGAACGGCGATATCACGATTTCCTGGGATGCCGCGCGGTCGCATGGTGATTGGATGCTGGCTGGCGCCGACTTGCTGACCGGCAGCGACCTCGCCACGGCCATGCTGATCAGCGTGTTCACGGACGCTATGGCGGCGCCGGACGACGTCATACCGGACGGCACGGGCGACGCTCGTGGCTGGTGGGGCGATCAGTTCGATCCCGAACACCCCATCGGCAGCAAGCTGTGGCTGCTGGATCGCGCGAAGCAGACCCAGGAGACGCTCAACCGCGCATACGACTACCTGGCTGAGGCGCTGCAATGGCTCATCGATGACGGTGTGGTTGCACGCTTCGATATCGAGGTCGGCTGGGTGCGAGAGACGTTCCTGGGGGCGAAGGTGACCGCTTACGCCCCGAGCGGCGCTTCGCTTCACACCGGCCAATACCTGTGGGCCTGGAACGGAATCAACTGACATGCCATTTTCCCGACCGACGCTATCGGACCTGCGCAATCAGGTCATGGCAGACATCAACGCGACCCTGACCGGCGCCAATGCGTTCCTGCGCAAGGCCGTGCTGCGCGTCCTGGCTATCGCCCAGGCCGGTCTGGCGCACCTGCATTTCGGCTATCTGGACTGGATCTCGAAGCAGGCCGTGCCATGGACTGCCACGGACGAGTACCAGGCGGCATGGGGCGCGCTCAAGAACGTCTACCAAAAGGACGCCGTCCAGGCGGTCCTGACCGTGCAGTTTTCCGGCACGGTTGACACCCTGATCAGCTCTGGAATCAACGTGGTGCGCGCCGACGGCGAGACCTACACCATCCAGGAATCCGCGACGATTGGCGCCGGCGGAACGGCCGTCGTGACAGTCCTGGATACGGTGGCCGGCGCCGCGGGGAACTGCGACGACGGAACGTCGCTTACTCTGGCCACGACAATCGCCGGCGTGCAGTCCACTGGGACCGTGACAGGCACGGTCACCACCGGTGTGGATCCCGAGGATCAGAAGGCGTTTGGTAGCCGTGTGATCGCGGCGTTCCAGCAGACGCCACAGGGCGGCGACAGCGACGATTACGTCGCCTGGGCGCTGGCGGTCCCGGGTGTGACGCGGGCGTGGTGCTCGCCGAACGGATTCGGCGCTGGTACCGTGGTTCTGCGGTTCATGATGGACGTGGCCCAGGCTGCCCATGGCGGCTTCCCGCAAGGCACCAATGGGGTGTCTCAGCATGACCAGGGCCCGGACGGCTTGCCGCGCGACGTAGTGGCCACCGGCGACCAACTGACTCTCGCGGACGCCATCGTCGGCGAGCAGCCTGTCACCGCGCTCGTCTTCGCCTGCGCGCCGATCGAGAACAGGCTGCATTTCACCATCTCAGGATTGTCCACCAGCAGCGCCGCGACGCGTGCAGCCATCGCCTCGGCGGTCTCGGACGTGCTGTTTCGCAATGGTGACCCGCGCGCCGGCACGATCAACCTGAACGATATCGAAGCGGCAATCAATAGCGTTCCCGGAACGGGCGGATGGCTGATGGTCCAAGTCACGGGGACCGTCGACGGCGTGATCACGACCTATCCCGGCAACATCACCGGAGCGATGGGCGAGTTGCCCACGCTCGATGGGATCACCTACGTATAGAGGCGCCATGGCTCTGAATCTTCGCGCTGCAGATTTCCTCCAGGCGTTCCTGAAGCTGTTGCCGCGCGGGCGGGTTTGGTCACGCGACCTCGCCAGCGTGCAGAATCTTGTGTTGCTGGGCCTGAACAAGATCTACGAGACCAATACGGCTCGCGCCAATCAACTTCTGGTGGACGCCTTCCCGGCTACGACCTTCGAGCTGCTGCCGGAATGGGAGGCAACCCTGGGTCTACCGGACCCGTGTGCTGGGCCAGCTCCAACTATCGATGCAAGACGTAAACAGGTCGTCGCTCGGCTCACTGCCAACGGGGGTCAATCCATCCCGTACTTCACGGCTCTGGCAGGAAACCTGGGCTACCAGGTCACGATTACCCAGTTTATGCCGTCGCGATTCGGTAAACGCTTCGGCACGCCCTTCGGCGGGACAGACTGGGCGCACGCGTGGCAGGTGAACGCGCCGACATTCACGATCAATCACCTGCGCTTTGGGGATTCCTTCGGCGTTCCATTCGCATATTGGACGAACAACGTCCTGACCTGTGAGCTACTGGCCGTGAAGCCAGCTCACACCATCCTGAATTTTTCCTATTCGGAGTAGCAAAGCATGGACCTTCTGATTGCGCCGGGCACCGTCGATCTCGCTCATGCGGACCAGGCGCCCACGACTGGCACGCCGGGCTGGGCCACCGACGGCAATCCGGCGACCAACACACCAGCGACGCAATGGCCAGCCTATGCATTCAACGCATTGCAGGCGGAACTTGTTGCGATAATCACCGGTGCCGGCTTGACACTGGACCGAAATAATAACGGCCAGGCTTTCGAGGCGATCCAGCAGCTAATATTGGGGAAGAGTGCTGGCCGCTTACTCCGCACGACTGTCTACAGCCGCACAAGCGGAGGCGTCCAGCAGGTATCGGTGAACGGCGGGACGCCGACGACTACGGGCGCCAGCACATTCACTTCCCTGCCGAATGCTGCCTTTGTGGAGGTCGAGGGGTGCGGCGGGGGCGGTGGCGGCGGAGGCGCTCAGGGCACCACCGCCACCACAGCGTCTGCCGGCGGCGGAGGTGGTGCGGGCGGCTATTTCCGAACCAGGATCGCTGGACCTTTGTCTGGCATTTCAGTAACCGCTGGCACCGCTGGAGCCGGAGCGCCGGCGGGGCTCGCGCCTGGCTCAAACGGCGGCACCACGTCCTTCGGTACCTATGGTTCGGCTACAGGCGGTGCGGGCAGCCTTGCGGGAAGCTTGACGAGCAACCCAATCATCACTTCGGGAGGCACCGGTGGTGTGGGGTCGGGCGGCAACATCCTAAACGCGGCTGGATCTGTTGGGAATTGGGGGTTGGTTGTGGTTGATGGTACAGGGAACTCCTACAGTATCGCCAGCGGACAAGGAGGTACTTCGATCTTCGGCGGTGGCGGTCAGTCGGTATCGTCGAATAACGGCTTGGCGGCGCAGTCTCCAGGTGCAGGTGGGAGCGGTGGTAGCTGCCTTCCAAACCGTTCATCGGGCAGCGCTGGTGGCGCTGGTGGTCCTGGAATCGTGATCGTACGGGAGTATGCGTGATGAAGACCTATGCTCGTATTGACAACGGAATCGTCGTAGAGGTAATTCCCCCGATGACCTATGACGATGGAACCGAAATCCCGATAGAGCTTCGGTTTGTTCCCGAAATTGTGGACACGCTTGTCGATATCACGGGCATCGACCCGATGCCGGATCAGAGGTGGACATACGACGGCGAGTTGTTCTCGCCGCCGCAACAACCATAGCGTCAGCGACGGAGCACAACGACGGACTGGCCGAGAGGGACATTATTTCGCACGGGCTCCCAACCGCCGATGAATCGGTCAACCTTTAGATCGAGGTGGGATGCCCAAGCAGCAATAGCATTGCGTTCGATGAATGTATTGAGGTGCGGTGTAGTCTGCCTTTTTTGATGCAGCACCGTGTCCTCGAACACTGCCCACTGCCCTGGGGGACCGAACTCGAGAAAAGAAAAGACGATGCGCCCATTGGGCTTCAAGACTCGGCGCATCTCTTCGAGGTAGATGTATGTCTCGTGATGAAGAAGGTGTGTGAAAACGCTGAAAGCACACGCTATATCGACGCTCGAATCCTCTGCGGGAATGCTCAGGTCACGGTGGCAGATAAATCGATATGAGTCCGGTGTCTTGGATCTAGCATAGTCCAGCAAAGCTTGGACGATGTCTGTTCCGAGGTAGCTTATGTCGAGGCCGCTCTTCGCGATCGTGAAAGCCAATCTTCCGCTCCCACATCCAAGATCGAAAACAGACATTCCATCATCTAAGCCAGCTTCTTTGAGCATGTCGAGTTCGATCTGCCCGATCAATTCATACTTGCCGCCGACTGCGATTGCCATCGCTTCGTCTATGGGGTGAGTCGCAATGAGATCCCCGACCAGCTTTTCGTAATCCTCCACAAAATGGAACTGTGCCATGGTCCTCCTCCCTGGATGAGCGGGCGCCATTTTTCCCCGGCAGGGTTGCATTTGTCAAGAAAAGTTCCCGCCCATGCGGTTTTTTTCGTCCAGTGAATTTACTGCGCCGCCGCTGAGCGGCGTTTTGTTTTTGTGCTGCGGATAGGGCGGCCACCCGAAAAGCGTGCGTCCTGGGCGCGCTTCCGCAGCCTTCTATACCAGGGAATCATCAGGAGATTTCCATGGAAGAAAGCCTAAGCTTCAACGGCCAGACCTTCAGCGTCGTGGAGCACGGCGGCCAGCCTTGCCTCACCCTGGCGGAGATCGCGCGGGCGCTGTACGGACAAGGGGGTACTCAAACTGCGACCCCCTTTGAAACGCGGGTGCGTGACCTTTACCGACGCCACGCCGGCGAGTTCACATCGAGCATGACGGCGCTGGTCAAAATGAAGACGCCCGGTGGTGAGCAGGACGTCAGGGTGTTCAGCCTGCGCGGCGCGCACCTGCTTGGGATGTTCGCCAGGACCGAGCGTGCGAAGGCATTCCGGCGCTGGGTGCTGGATGTCCTGGACGAGCGCGCCGCGCGCGCCGATGGCCTGCTGCCGCTGTTCCAGGCTGCGCTGGCCGAGTACAGCAGCAAGAAGGCGGTCGCCAGCCTCTGCGGCCGAGGCCTGAATCAGTGGAAAGGCGAGAAGCCGCCACTGGAAGACCGAATGCGAGAACTGTCCGAGCGCATGCAGCCGTCGCTCTTCATCCACTGACCCGGCCCTAAGCCGGGTTTTTTTACGTCCATACGGGAGGCAGCAATGCACCCATTCTGGAGCAAGCACGTGAACAACGATATCCCTGTGGAAGCCCTGAAGGCGACTCCGCCTGTTGCCGTGACGACGGCCGCGGCCGCGACGGGCTGGGATCTGAATACCTGGGTCGGCATCGCCACGCTGATCTACATCGGGCTTCAGGGTGCATACCTGATATGGAAATGGCGGCGCCAAGCGCGCGACGGGATCGTGGAGGGGTCATGATTCCGGAGGGCTTGAAACGGCTGTTGCAAACCGCGGCGGCCGGCGGCGCGCTGGCGATTGCCGGCGTATTGGTGAGTCAATTCGAAGGCCGGGCGCATGTCCCGTATCGCGATCCGGTCGGCGTCTGGACAGTCTGCGAAGGGCATACCGGGCCAGACGTCATCCAGGGGCGCCGGTATTCGGACGCCGAATGCGATGCGCTCAAGGCGCAGGACCTGGCCGAAGCTGACGTCGCGGTGCGGCGTCAGATCAAAGTGCCCTTGACCGAATGGCAGCGTGCCGCCCTGATCGACTACACGTTCAACCTTGGCGAAGGCAACCTGGCCGCCTCGACCATGCGGCGCAAGTTCAATGCGCGCGATTACGCGGGCGGGTGCGCAGAATTGCTGAAGTGGATCAACGGAAGAAAGGGTGGCGTGCTTGTTCCGCTGCCGGGCCTTGTGGATCGCCGCAACGCAGACCAGTGGGTGTGCGAGCAAAGTTCCCCCAACCCACCTCGATAGGTGACCCATGACTGAGCAAACGCAAGACGCCACCTCGACAGAAAACCTGCCGGATCAGTCCGGCATGCGAGCCGCTGAACTGTCTTCCACCGGTGCCATCGGCCAGGCCGTTGATGCTGCCAAAACGCTGGTGTCATCCGCCGCTGGGCGTCGCCCCTGGACCGTCATTGCGTGGGCCTTCGGCGCCGGATCGCTGATCGGGCTCACCATCGGCGCGCTGCTGTTCTGACCATGCGCGGCTATCTCATCGCCGCGGCCGCCGGCCTACTGCTGGCGCTGGCCGCTGTGGCCGGCGTCAAGTGGTACGGCCGGCACCAGTACGCGACCGGCTACGAACAGGCACAGCTGGAAGCCCAGGTTGCCGCCGCGCAGCTTTCGAACCAGTACCGCGCCCAGGAACAGGCGGCACAACAAAAAGCCGAGGAAGAATATGCGAAGTACCGCGTCCAGGTCCTGGCCACTCAGAAGCGCGCCGCTGATCTCGATGCTGCTGTTGGCAGGCTGCGCGCACAGCTTGCCGGCCTGCAATCCCGTCGCGCCGCCCAAGGTGCCGGGCCCAGCGCCGGAGCTGATGCAGCCGCCGGCCCTGACGTCATCGGCGTTATTGCAGCGTGCACAGGACGATATGACGAAGTGGTCAGATATGCTGCAGCCCTCGCGGATCAAGTGACCGGGCTGCAGGGATACATCCGGGGTGCCCTCAGCACCGAAGCGCGAGCGCCTGTCTCGCAGTGACGTTACGGGTTACTGCGGCCGGCGCTTCGGATACTGGTACTCGCGCCGGGTCTTCCATCTGCCGTCGTATTGCCAGAAGGCGCAGCCGGTCTGCGGAAGCGGCTTTACGGACACGGCGCCAGGCTCAAATCTGCAGACGGCATGTGTTCCCTGTGAGGCCGTTTCGCCGTGCCAATGCCGGCAGGCCCAGCACCCGCCTGGCCGATCAGGGGCTTGCATGAGGTGGCTGTGTGACACGATGGCCTCCAAGCTACTGGACGGCCATCCAGTATATTCCTACGCCAGCCCGAAGGCCGCGCGGATCTCGTCGCCCGCCGTCCCATCCTCATCCGTGTACCGGTCCCCGATGCTGGCGCATTTGCCCACGATGGTGCGGGTGTAATCCAGCAACTCCGGCGTCATCTTCCCGCCGGGCGGCAACACGCCGGCATCCGTGGCGATCTTCTCCAGGTCTTCGTCGCAGATCGCACAGTGCTGTTCGGCTTCCATGGCTACTCCCCTTCCTCGACCGGCTCGATGGCGTCCGGCAGCTCGTAGCGGGAATTGCCCACCTCCCGCCGGACCTTGTGCCAGGTGAAGGCCGATTCCGGCAAGCCCTGGGCCAAGATGGCCGCCGCGCGCGCCGGCGTCGTCGCCGGGTCCAGCCATCCCAGCGCCAGGTCAGGCGCCAGCGCCACCGGTCGCCGGTCGTGGACATCGACCATGCCGCCGCGTGCGTCATTGGTCACGATGGCCATGCCGTTGTCCTTGCCATGCTCGCGCCCCGGGCGCCACGCCGTGACCGCGGCGAAGAGCAGCGGCTCGTCGTTGGCGTGGTGGATGTAATAGGGCTGCTTCGGCCCCTTCGGGTCATCGGTCAGCCACTTCCATTCGTACCAGCCGTTGGCCGGCACGATGATCCGGCCGCCTTCCTTCATCAGCCAATTCCACGGCCAGCGGCCGGCGGCGATGGTTTCGATCTTCGCGTTGCTGATCGGCGCCCGGGCCCAGTTCTGCGGCTTGTAGCCCCAGAAGATCCGTTCGACGTGGATCGTGCCATCTTGGAATTCATGCAGCGTCAGAGGCCGCGTGCCGGGCGGGATGTTGTAGCGCGGGCCGACCGGGTCCGGCGGGAACAGCTCGCCAGCGCGGGGCGCCCGGATCAGGGTCTCCAGATAGTCGTCGCGGTTGTTCTTCTGGACGATGCGGCCGCACATGGGGGTCTCCGACTGGCAGTTCCGGCCAGTATAGAACCCCGAATTGCGGAGCGCGGAGCGGATTGCGGAGCAAAACGAAAACGGCCCGCATCGCTGCGGGCCGCGTAAATCCTGGTGGCGCATCCCTGATTCGAACAGGGGACCTGCGGATTATGATTCCTTGGCAGATTTTCGGAAAATCAAGCACTTAGGCCGTTTTGCCGCTCCGCTATTGTGCAGAAACTGCGCAGCCGGAAGCCGCATATTTGCGTGGGGTGACTGGCGTTTGCGGAGCACTATCGGGTGGGATTCACCTTGTCGCCGCGGCGCCCGCGGACGTAGTGCTCCGTCATCTGAATGGACTTATGGCCGAGCTGCATCTGCGCCTGGCGAATGTCGCCGGCGCTGTCCGCCTTGTCCGTCCCGGCCTTGGCCCGCAGGTCGCGGAACTGGAATTCCTGCGGGGTAATCCCGGCCGCCTCACGCGCTTTGTGGAAGCGCTGGCGCAGCGCGTCGTACGTCAGCCGCTGACCTTCTTCATTCACCACCAGTGCCGTGGACGAAACCTTGTATCCCGCCTTCCGCGCCCGGATCCTCTCGATAACCGTTGCCAGTTCGCCGACTACCTGTAGGCGTAACTTCTTGCCCGTCTTGCCTTGATCCACGTGCAGCACGCCATCGCGGACGTCCCGCTCGTCGAACTTCAGGGTGTCGGCCGGCCGCTGGCCGCTCAGATAGGCCAGGTCCATTGCGTCACGCGTCGGCTGGTCGGCCTTCTCGTAGACCGCAGTAAACCGGTCGTCCTCAACGTAGACATCCCGGCCGGTCTCTCGGTTCTTCTTCACGCCGGCGCACGGGTTTGGCGCGTCTGTTATGCCGTTCTCGCGCGCGTAGTTGAAGATATGGCTGAAGAGGGCGATCTCGCGGTTCGCGCGCACGTGACCGGGGTTCGGAGGAACGGGGCGTCCCTGCGCAACGTACCAAGCGCGGGCCTTGTCAGCGCGCCAAGCCATGTATTGCTTGATGTGCAGGGGCCGAATCTGGTCCAGCGGAGCCGGCGGATTGTCGAAGAACTCGTAGATGAATTCGAGCTCCTTCATGTTGTCGATCTGCGTCCGTGGCGCCTTGGTCGGCAGCACGTCGCGCACATAGCGCTCTGCCGCGTACCGGAAAGTCGGCACAGGCGCGCTGGCGGGCGCGTTGGCGCGTTCGAGCTCCGACCATTTGCGCACCGCCTCTACTAGGTCGGGGCCGAGCGGAATTTCTTTGCGCGGCGGCCCGCCGCCGGCATCGTAGTAGTAGAAAGTCCGGCCGCTTTTCTGCTTGCGCGCGCGCATCCGCGGCGGCAAATTCAAATTCTTGTACGGCTTGCGACCCATTTCAGGCTGCCTTCAATGCCTTTGGTTGCCAGGCTTGCTGTTCGACCTGCTGCCCCGCGGCCCTGGTGCCGGCGATGGCCGACCAGAGGATTTTAGGAACGCCACGGGCGTTGACGTGGAAGGGAATACCCTGGGTGCGCAGCCACTCTGCCTGGAGCTGTTCGCGGTGGACGGTCTTCCCATTGATCCGTTTGCCCGTCCTGATGCCGGTGAACTCAGCCACCTCCTCGGGTGTCAGAAATGCGTTATTGCTCATGCGTCTTCCTTTCCAGGAACCGGCCGGGCGCCGGCCGCCACACACTCACCGTGGACCAGCCCGATATGGCCGGAGGCGATATCCCACCCCGCGGCCTGGGTGGGTCCACGATCAAGCCAGCGAGCCCGTGTATATGCTCGGCCGGCTTCGGTAAGCCGATACACGTCACCAGGCAGAGCCTCGACCAGGCCTTCGCGAATCATGGCGTCCAGTTCCAGACGTACGGCCTGCCGGAGTTCGTCAGTTTCCATTCTCGGCTCCCATAGCAGCGGCAGCGCGGCGACAATGTTCTACCTTCACCAGAACGACATGATCGTCATCGTCGTCTGCGTCCTCCTCGATAGAGTCGGCTTCATATGAGAACGGCCGCAACGCCGCCTCCAGTTCTGCGATACGGTGGATCAAGGCGAGGACCGCTTTCGGGCTGGCGCGCTCGATGAACTCCTGCACGCCGGGCGCCATGCACACATCCGGCCATCTATCGTGCGGATGGACGGTGCCGCTCAATGCGCCACCGTCGCGGGTATTGGGCCCGCCCTTGAAGGTCAGGCGCCGGTACGAGTTGGACGTCCACCATTGCCAGTCAAGTCCACCGGCCGCCTTCGCCGCCAACTCCAGCAATTCGCGGTCAGTTCGCATCGCTCTGCTCCTTCTGCGCTCCGGGTTGCGCTGCATTGGCCCGCTCAAACCTGTATCTCCGCACCCATTCACGAAGTGTTTGCAGGAAAGAGATCGGGCTGCCAATGGTTGCGCGGACAGGGCGGCGTCCAGGTAGCGCATCTGCCAGGTCGGGTGAAATGGCATCGAGAATTTGTCGCCGTCCAGGCGCACGAGGATGTGCGAGCCGCGAGACGACGTGATCGTGCCCTGGATGGCACCGCCGTTGCCCGTGTACTCCACGCGTGCCCCGCGCTTGGCGGGAACGCCGTAGGTGTTGCGGATGTATTGCAGGCTCAAGCCGCACCTCCGTCGCCCTGGCGCTGCTTGGCAATGGCGGCGCGCTCGGTATCCTCGATTACGCGTCCAATGTCCACGCCGTCTGGATGGTCGTGGCTGAAATGGAGTTCGAATATCTCGGTGCGCTGCTCGTCCGTCAGCACGGTCTGTTTGGTGTCCATTGGTCTATTCCTTGTCGATCAGGGCGCGGATGTCGGAAGCGGCGATGCGCTTGCCGGTGTTCTCCATCAGCGTGGCCGCTTCCTCCAGCGCCTTGCGCCGCTCGTCGGCGCGGGCCTGCGCGACTGCGGCGTCGATCTGCTGCTGGATGTGCTGGCGCAGGCTTTGGCGCTCCGCCGTGGTCATAATGTCCGCGGCCCATTTCGGCAACTTGGGCAACGCCGGCAGGGCTGGCTTGTCAGCGCGGGTCATGCGGCAATCCTCCGTTGCTTTGCGTCCATGGGCGTCCATGCCGCCAGATCCGGCACATTGGCGCGCACCAGCGCCGCGGCGAGCGGCGGGCATACGCTGTTACCGCACATACGGACCTGGGCGTGCTTGGGCAGCCGCCGGCCGTTGATCGTCGGCGCGATGACGTAGTCGGCCGGGAAGCCCTGGGCGGCGTACAGTTCGTGCGGCTCCAGCATACGCATGCCGATATCGGCGATGACATATTCCTGGCGGGCAACGGACACCAGGCCGATGCGGTCCTTCGTCGGGATGGTGTGCATCGGGTCTCGGCAGTCCTGGTCCTGGCCGCCCTCGCTGTAGTACTTCACCAGGAAGGCGCGCACCTCGGCGTGATGCGTACCGCCGGCGCTGATGGTGTGCAGCGGCAGGTCGGCCGGCTGGCCGTCGCGGGCTGTGCCGCGCAGCTTCGCCAGGTGGGATGTCACGATGCAGGTATCGGCCTTGGCAGTGAGCGTCTGTGACGGCTCGCCGGCATCGCGGGGCCGGCTCTGGCCCGCGCGGCCGCCACAGCCCACCAGCTGCGCCGCTACCAGCGCGTGATGGTCCACGGTCGTGGCGGTATGCGCGGGGCCGTCCAGCGGTGCGCCGGGGCCGTCGTAGTTCCCGCCGTAGTGCTTGGCCAGGAAGGCGGACACCAGAGCATGCTTGATGCCGCCGGCGACTACCGTGCCGAGCGGCTTGTCCAGGCCCGGCGCACGGGGCGCTTGTCCAGGGGCCTCGCCGTATCCCGCCTGGATCAGCGTCGGCGCAACGATTCCCATGGCATTCCCCGTGCCAGGGCGTGCCTGGTGTCCGCCGGCCGTCACCGTGTGCAGTGGTTCGTCGAGAGAGCTGCCAATGGCGCCTGAGCGGAACTTGGTCACATACGGCACCACGACGTGCCGATGGTTTTCGGTCGTCAGTGCGCCAAAGGGGCGGTTCGTCGGCACCGGCTTGCCCGAATAGACCGGACCACCGGCGCCGACGATAAACGGCTGGGACGCGTCGATGACGTATCGCTGGATCCCGCGCGCGATTCGCCGCAGCGTAGCCTCGGCCAGCGGCCGCTCACGCTCGAAGATAGACGGGCAAGGGATGGACCAGTCGATGCAGTCCGCCGCGGTGCGCCAGGGCTTGCGCAGCCCACTCGCGACCTCCGGCGACGTGGGTGCGCCGTGCGTCGGCTCCGGCCACACAATGGACATGCCGTCGCACCGCGCGATCAGGAACAGGCGTTTGCGAATGGTCGGCGCACCGTAGTCGCACGCGCGCAGCTCCCGGTGCTCGACGGCATAGCCTTTCTCCTGGAGCTGGTGGACGAACGAGCGGAACGTCTTGCCCTTGCGGGAGGGGCATGGCTGCCCGTTCGGCAGCAGCGGTCCCCAGGTCCGGAACTCTTCGACGTTCTCCAGGATGATGACGCGCGGCCGCACGAGCGCCGCCCAGCGTAGGACGATCCAGGCGAGCCCTCGAATTCGCTTGTCGCGCGGCTTGCCGCCCTTTGCCTTGCTGAAGTGCTTGCAGTCGGGGCTGAACCAGGCCAGGCCCACCGGTCGGCCCTGCGTGGCCTCCATCGGATCCACATCCCACACGGATTCGCAGTAATGCCGGGTCTGCGGGTGGTTGATCTCGTGCATCGCCACCGCTTCGGGATCATGGTTGATGGCGACATCGACGCAGCGGCCCAGCGCCATTTCGATGCCGGTGGAAGCGCCGCCACCGCCGGCGAAGTTGTCAACGATGATTTCGGGGTGGACGTCCAAAACGAACTGGTCTCGGATCATGCTGCGATATCCTCCTGGCCAGGAAAAGGCAGGTCTCTTCCGGGTTTTTGATGCTTGCGCCGGCTGTTGCGGGACATAGCGGCAGAGCAGTACGATCGGCGCCGTTCAAATCCTGGGAGAGGGGAATGGCGGAGGAATGGCACAAGACCGAAACCTATAAATCGATGATTGTTATTTCGGTGGAAGGGTTCAAATATCTGGCCCTGCTCAATGGTGGCGCCGCCGCCGGCATGCTGACGACGTTCGATCGTTTGTCCGGTGTCATGTCGATGTGCGGTTTGAAAGCGGCCATCCTGTTGTTCGTGCTCGGTCTGGTTGTGGATGGCGTGGCGGTGTTCAGCTCCTATTTCACGCAGTACGTCCTCTTCAACGAAGACTATGGGCGAACGCGGGAAGGCAGGCACGCCGTGCCGTTGGTGCTGGCAATCGTCTGCTGCTTTCTCAGCCTGGCCGCGTTCGCCGCCGGCGCGGTGACCGCTGTACTGAGTGCGGGATAATTGGCTGACACGCATGGCTACGCCGCCTCCGCCATTTCCGCTGCACTGGGAGGCTCGATAGAGAACTCGATCTCGTACCCCATAAGCCGGGAGAGCTTGCCCACCGCCTTTTCGTCGGGGTTGCACTTCACGCGAAAGGAGATCGTGACGCTGCCGCCGTCCATGGGCTCGATCTGGAAGCTGTCCACAGTGGCGTCTTCCAGCACGATGTCGCTCTTGCCGCCGGTGCCGTAGTGCACGGTGAACGTGGCGCCTACCATCTCGTCGTCCCATTTGAAGGCGTGCAGCTTGCCGCCGAAGGTCAGGCGCGTGAGTGGCGGGGGGCCGTCGTCCTGCTCGGCCTGATCCACCATATCCATTTCGCCGGGATGCGGCGCGCGGTACAGCGATGCCTTCAGCGCCGGGTGGAACTCCGCGAGGATGTCGTTCGAGACGGTGATCTGAATCTTCAGGTCGGCGCCGGGCACGTTCTCTTCGCCGTGCTTCTCCGGCCGGAGGTTGAAGTTCAGGAACTGGCCGGTCTGGTGGTCAAGCTCGAGCATGTGGGCTCCTGGGTGGTGAATGAAAAGGGCAACGCCGGGAAGTTGCACGTGTTGGGGAAGAGGGATTCCGGCGCGCCGTGAAAGGGTTAGAAGGGCGCGCGGCCGTCCTTCAGAAGCACCACGCGCTGCATGTCGTTGACTTCGCGGTACTCGAGGGCGTGCAGCACATAGAACCGATTGCCGGGATTCGCACGTGCGAGGCGCTCCGCTTCCGTGGTCGCTGCCTCAGCCGTCAGGTGCTTGTGCTTCGGGTTAAGTCCGGCAGGGTTCCAGACGAGCCAGAATTCGTACATGACGGCTCCTACGCGGCCTTTCGCCGCAGGGTTTCAACCATCGCCTGCAGCTCGGCCTCGAACTGCAGCAGGCCGGGAAGCAGCTTGTTGTTGATGTAGTCGTCGTCGCGGGGAATGCGTTGGACGTACAGCCGGAAGGGCTGGCCGGCGCGCGGGTCGTAGCTGATGAAATCGGCCCACTGGCGCCCGGTTACCAGCATGTTTCCCTGGACCTGGGCAATGTGATCCTCCGGCATGCCGTACAGCCACGTGCGGATGTGGACCTTCTCGTCGTGCGGGCACTTGATCTCGATCAGGCCGTCGTCGCCGATCCAGCCGTCAGAGGATGCGCCGATGCAGTCGTGCGTCGGGTGAAGGACAAAACCGGATTCCGTGACGATGTTGCCCGTCTCGATCTCGTAGGCCTCGCGCGCGTGCGCCTCCAGGTCGGTGCCCCACGCCAGCGACTTGCTGCTGATGGACTGCTTCGGGATACCTGACGTGCGTTCGGCGGCCAGGGTGAGCATGTAGTCCTCGCGCGCTTGGAGCGGCTTGCCGGTCCTTGCGGACACGGCCATGACCTCGGCAAAGCGGCTGGCAGTGATCTTGCCGCAGCGGGCCTGCAACCAGGCCTCCGTCCGTTGCTCGATGGTGTCCTCCATCACTCGGCCCCTTCAAACGGGTTGTCGTCGCCTTCCTCCTGGGAGGCAGGGCCGGCCGGTGCCGCGCTCTGCGCCGGATTACCGGCCTCGCCTTGCGGCTGCTCGCTGTGGGTATTGGGTTCGGCATCGACGGCGCCGGCAATCGCCTTCAGGCGCGTGATTTCGTCAGCGCCCACCGCAGCGCGTCCGTCCTTGCCGATCTCGTTCCAGGCTTTGGCAAGGTCGGCCACGCGTTTCTCGGCCGGGGCGTCGCTGCGTGCGATTTTCTCCAGCCGCTTCACCAGGGCGTCACGGTCCACGGCAGCCGACGGCTGCGGCTTGGCCTGCTGGGCAAACTCGGCGGCGGTGCGCGGGGTGATGTCGCGCTCGCGCGGCGGGCTATCCTGCAGCTCGTCGGTGGTGTAGACGCCCAGAATGGCGCCGGGCTTGTAGGCGCGCGCCCAGTTCTTCACCTGGAGATAACCCAGCTGCTGCTTGGGATTGGTCTTCCACAGCGGGGAATTCTTCGTCGTGACGTCGCTGATTCTCAGCCATTCATTCCAGACGATCTCTTCCTCGCCGGCCGGCACGGCGCCCACGCGGCATTCCAGCGCGTTGCCTTCGCCGCGGTACTGGTAGTGGAACCGGCCCTTGATGGCGCCGGAGGACTGCAGGACAGCGTTGACCAGCTGCGCTTCGTAGCCCAACGTGCCGTTGACGATGTGGGTCTTCTGCGCCACCACGAAGGGGTTCATGCCCCATTGCATGGCCTGCATGATGACGGCCATGCAGTCGGATGCGTTTCCCTGCAGGTGCTTGGGCACCGTGGCGCGGCCGGCGGCCATCAGCTCGGCGGCGCGCATCATGCTGTTCATGTTGCCCTGGTCCAGAACCAGGCTGCTGGTGGTGGTGTCAGCCGGCGGAAGGTCAAGGGTAGGGGTGGTTGCGACTTCGTTGGACATGCGTATCTCCTGGCCGCATACTCCGCGCGGCGCTATGGGGTTGGTCAGACGGTGGTGGGCTCGGACTGCGTGGCGGCGGCGATCGCTTCATCGCGCGCAGCGCGGGCGTGCTGCAGCTCCTCTTCGTCGCCGTCGCGTTCGGCGGCGCGCCACTGCATGAGGGCATCCAGCATGGCGGGCGCGGCGCGGTGCAGGCGGTCCATTTCGGCTTGGCGCTCGGCGGTTTCTGCGGCTTCACGATCGCGGCGCTGCTGTTCGGCGCGTTCACGGTCGCGTCGCTCGGCTTCTTCCTTCTCGCGCTGGGCCCGGGCCTCGGCCTCCTGGCGCTCACGTTCGGCGCGCGCGGCCGCTTCCTGGCGCTCCTGCTCGGCCCGGCGAGCAGCCGCCTGCTGCTTCTCGAATTCGCGGCGCTGCCGGGCCAGTTCTTCTTCCTGGGCGCGCAGCGCGGCTGCGGCTTCTGCTTGCTTGCGGACCTGCTCGGCACGGGCCGCGGCTTGGCGCTCCTCCTCGGCCTTTCGCTCCGCTTCCAGCTTGGCCCGCTCCTCGGCGAGGCGCTTCTCTTCGGCCTCGCGCGCCGCACGCGCCGCGGCTTCCTGCTCCTGGCGCTGGCGTTCCAGTTCCGCACGTTCGGCGGCCAGCCGGGCCTGCTCCTGCTCCTGCGCCAGCGCGGCTTTGTACAGCTCCTCCAGCTTGGCGGAAGTCTCGGCGTGCAGCGCCGTGGCTTCGCCGGTGCGGTGTGCGTACAGCTCGATGGTCAGCGGCATATCGGCCAACTCGTCGCGCAGCGCCAGGATGTCCGTGGAGGACTTGCCGACAGCCTTGGCGACGTACTGGCCCAGGGCAGTGATGCGTTGCTGGATCGCCTGCTGGCGTGCCAGCTCGGCGGCTTCCTTGGCGCGCTTGATCTCTTCCCGGCGCGCCTCTTCGGCCTTGATCAGTTGGTCCAGCGGTTCCTCGATCTTCAGGATCTCCGCTTCGATCCGCTTGGCCTCGCTGTCGATCAGGCGGGAGTACTCCAGCGCCGGCGCTTTCAGCTGCTTGCGAAGCTTCTCCAGCTCATAGCGCGGCTCACGCACCGCGGCGCGCGCCTTCTTCGCTTCTTCGAATCCTGCGTTGGTGGACACGTCGTAGTGCACCTTGCCGTACTTATCGCGCAGCTCGGCCAGACCGGCTTCGATCTTGTCGTAGTGCTTGATCTTCGCCGGGGCGTCGAGGATTTCCAGGTCGGACATGTTCTTTCTCTTCTTCGGGTGGGGAACGGTTATCGGCGTGCTTCGGCGGCCATGCGGCGCGCGGCGCCGGAAGACGGCATGCGCATGCCCAGCAAGTTCTTGGCTTCCCAGCGGGCGGGGCAGTCGAAGAGCTCGGCAAGGCTGGACGCGCGGATGGGGATGATCGGCTTTTGCATGGTCAGAACCCCGCTGCGTGGCCAACGAGCGGCACGATGATGAAAAGGAGGGCGGTGACGAGGGCCGCGCCAATCCAAGCCCGACGGGGGATGCGATGGCTGTCGGGGGCCCAGTTGCCGCCCCAGTCGCTGGTGCGCTGGGCGCGGCCGGTCCAGTTGGAATGCGAGCGGTCGATGCCGCCCGGCCAGTTCGCGGTGTTCATGCGGCCTCCTGCGCTTCGTCGGGTTCGGCGATTTCTGCCCGCGCTGATTCGATGCGCGAGCGCGCGACTTCGATCAGGAGCTTGTATTCGTGCCGAATGCGGCCGTCGTGAACCGCGGCGGACTTGGTGAGAAATTCATCGACGGTTCCGGAGAAGCAGCCGCGCGTGCACAGCAGCGTGTTGTCGCGGCCGTTGTAGACGGTGAGCGTGCCGTTCTCGGTGCCGACATGGCTAAACCAGCAGATGAGGCCGTCGCCGTACACCCGCGCGTCGCCGTACACCCACGCGTCGCCGTACACCCACGCGTCGCCGGACACCCGCGCGTCGCCGGACACCC